TGTTAATTCTGGTTTATTTATACTATTCTTCATTGTTTCAATATTTTTCATATCATCATCAGAAAATCCAATTGAGAATTTCAATGATTCACCAGAAACTTCATTTTTAAATTCAAATGCTTTTTTAATTTCATTAGCCATTTCTTTACAATATTCATAAAATTCCTTTAATGCTTTCACTTTTTCTACTTCTGGATTAGCAGCACTACCTGATCCAAAAGAAACTGGATAGAATTTACATAAATCCAAATATTCATCAATTATATCAATATCACTTTGACTTGGGATTAAATCTCTATATTTATTAAGATTATGTATAACTTTCTTTTTACTAATATCATTAAAATTTTCTTCAATATATATTTTAACTGCTTTTTTCAATGTTTCAGGATTATGTCCCCTTGCTGTGATAATTGAGAAAATGGATCCATTATTAACTGCTTCTTTAAAATCATCAAATGCTGGACCTATTTTTGCTATTAAAATATCTTTTAAAAATTGTTCATCACCTGTAACTTTAAATTGCCTAAATGGTAAATCAGCATAATTAACTATTGTTGTTCCCCTGTATTTAAATTCAGTTTTTCCAATATCTCCTCTATATTTTGCAAAATCATGTGTTGACATTCCAACTTCATCATCATTATTATCAATTAATATTATTTCTGTTGGCATATATACAATATTATCATCCCAGTCAAATGCGTAATATTTCATATCTGGGGTTGACTTTTCATTAAATCCTTCAATTATCTTCATATTATTTTATTTTATAAATATTTATAAATCCAAAAAAAAAAATGGTTGCCCAAATTTAATGAGCAACCAAGTTAAATTAAAATTCTTCTACAATAATTGGAAGGTTTTCTGTTTTGAATTTCCAAAATTCTGTCATAAATTGTGCTCTAAACTTATACTTGGGGTCTGTATGATATCCAGATTCATAAACACACTTGCATATGCTTTCATATAATTGTTTCTTTGGTAATTTATAATTTGCTTTCTTGCAGTCATAATATCTTCCTGAATTTAATACTTTAGCCCAAGCCTCAATTCCTTCTTGAGTATTTTTTGCACTCATAAATTTTGCTTTCATAGTTACATTTTTTCCCCTTATCACCTCATAGGTTCTATATGTCACAGAACCATACCCCTTAAATGCCTTCATCCCCCCTGCATTTGCGTGCAGTCGCCATAAGTTGGTCTCAATGCCATTAGTGGTTGCCTCAATGATAAAGAATGAATAGAGCATAGATATGGGGAATTCTGTTAGCAGATGTAAATTCATTAACATACTCTCATAATGAAATGCCATCCACATTCTTCTCATCTGAACCAAAGTGGCTTTATCCAAATTTCTAAATCCATTAATTTTAAGATGTTTTCTCAATGCAGTCTTATCCATATTTCGAATATCATAAACATATGACCTTTTTGAATAAGCATCCTCATCAATTATTGTAACACCTTCAAGCACATCATTTTCTGGTATGATTGATTCTGTTGTATCAACTTTCACTTTAATGGGTTCAATCACCTTTTCAATAAAAACTGTTTCTTGTTGAATTATTGGGAGATAAGATTGTTTTTCATATTTAATTTTGCTTGGGGTATATATTACCCCCAATAAAAATGAACCCCATAATCCAAATGCAATATACATTGCAACATTGGGATTGCTCTTTGGTAAAGTATTTTTTTTCATTAAATTATATATTATGTAAAAAAATAATACTTGACATAGCTAAAGTAAAGTAATTGCCCCTAACATATAAAAAAACCCCAAATCTAATTAAAGAAATGGGGTTTTTTGTTTTATGAATAAATATTATCATCATTTATATCCCAACTACCATCATTTTTAACAGATTTAATTTGATTAGGTTTAATTGCAACATAGGTAGTTAAATCATTAGTTCTACCATAATTAGCATCAGTTTGAATAACCCCATCATATCCATTTTCTTTTAATTTATCAACAAATTCGCCAAAATCATACCTATATATTTTCCACGAAGGTATTTTGTTAAATCCACCATAAGCCCAGTTAGGCATATTATTTAGAGAATCTTTAATTGTATTAGTTAATAGGTTTTTATTTTCTAAAAATGAAACCCATTCTTTTGGTGTTAACAAAAGATTTTGTAAGTTTAATGGATTTTGTATTGATAAATAAAAAACTCTTGGTTTTTCTTTGTTTGAATTGTTAAAAGTTTTCACAAAGTTTTTGACCCAATTTTTATCTTTTGCAAAATAAAACATTGAATTCTGACCAAAGGTGCCAAAACTCTGGGGAATAAACTCATTAAAATTATTATCCCCAGAAACATTTTGGTGGTAAACAGAAATTGGTTCTCTATTTTCAATAATTTTACTATCCCCAAACCATTTCCAAAAATTATCATTTATATTAGTTTTAATTTTTTGTGCTTCAAACAAATATTCATTTATATTTTTTGATATAATATTTCTTAATTTCATAATTGTAAGTATTTTAATATATATATTTAAAAACCCAAAAAAAAACCCCCACCTCAAAGCTGAAGTGGGGGGTTGTTGTAAAATTCCATCATTATAAACCATTATGGTATTTAATGTTGGTTATATCTATCATTAAGTGAATTAACCCCCCCTACCTCCATTGTGGGGTATTTTAATTTTACCCAAATTGGATTAACAAATTAATTTTAATATATTTATGCAAAACATAAAACATAGAAAAAATGAAAGATTTAATTTGCATATCAGCATATTGTCCAACAGAAGAACAAGAAATTATATTAGAGAGATGTGTGGATTCTGTTAGAAGGTACGGATTTCACATTGTTTTAATATCTCATTCACACATCCCAATTCATATTCAGAAAAAATGTCATTATTATTTATATGATTATAATAATGATATATCTGATAATCCAAACCTTCTTGGATTTTCTTACTATACATTTGATAATAAAAAGATAGTATCTAAATTTTTCTCAAAAACATTTTATGGGTTTGCTATTTACCGTATGCTTTCAATGGCAGCCCAGATAGCTTTAAATTTTGGCTATGAAAACATGCACCATATGGAATACGATTGCGAATTATTAGATAAGGATTTAATTATTAAAAATAGCAAGCTTCTGGACGAGTATGATACTATTTTTTACACCAAAGATGGAAAAGACCCAGAAGAAAGTGGATTTATTCTTGGATGTTTTAAATCTTTTAAGGTGAAATCATTACCAGACAATTTTAAAAAATATAATAGGGATTTCATAGAAAATGAAATGCACTCTTTTCAATTATTATATCTGGAAAATTTTACAAAAAAACTTTTTATTGAATCAGGAAATAAAATCTTCTTTTCTGAGTTGCCAAGCAAAGATTTACTTAAAATAGGAGACCAGTTATATCATAGGAATTTACATTGGACCCTTTATTATAATGACGAAGATAAAAATTTAAATATATTCTATAGAGAAATAGGAAATACCCCAGAAAAAATTTCAATAATTGTAAACAGAGAAAGAATAGTCAATATACAGACATCTCCAGGAGTTTGGAATATTAGATCATTAGGCATTTTTGATGAGATACACCATGTTAGAGTAGACAACGACAAGAAAATAGTCTATGAAAAATTGTTTGATTCTGAATCCAGAGAAAAATTTAAGATGTTATCTTTCATTTTATAATTCTGCAAAGATTCTGTACATTTGTGAAGTTGAAAGTAGGTATGTTTATGGGTGTTCACAGATTGTAGAATATATTATTTATGAGGATTAACCCCCCACCCAACTTCTACATTGAGGGGGGGGTTGTGTTGTGTTTTTCCATCATTAATAACCATTATAGTATTTAATGTTGGTTATATCCATCATTATACGTCTTCAAATGAAGCACCAGTAGGGGTTATCACAAATTCAAGGCTAATAAACTCAAGAGACCTTGTAGGTTTAATATATATTTTTCCACTCATTGTATTTCTATCAATATCCTCTGGGTCATTTGAAACCGTAACACGGAAATCAGTTAAACCACGATCCCTTCTAATACCATCTAAGATTGGGTTTACCGTATCCAAAAACTGTTGACGTACTATCTGGTCATTTTGTTCAAAAAGAAGCCTCACAGCAACCGCAGAGATTAATTTACGTGCTTGCAATAACAACCTACGAACATTAATTCTGTTTAATGCTGATTCTCTAACTTGCAATGTTTTATTTCCCCAAATCACAGTATTCACATCAGAGAATGTTGCAATTGGATTTATTCTTCCTTGATATAAAGTATCTCTATCATCTTGTGTTAACTTTAATCTTGCTTTAACTGAATTAACTAAACCCCTATTATAACCTGCTGATGCAAACCAGGGGAATGCCACATTGTCAGTTAATGCCAAGTTTCTACAAACTTCTGCTGTTGGTGGAATATAAACTTGGGTATTATTTGCTTGGTCTCTAACCAAAATCCAAGGGTAATATGTTGCAGTATAATTTGAATCAATATTTGTTTCCTCCAAAGAAACAATTGATTCTTGGGGATAAATAACATTGTTCACATCAGTTGTTAATAAATTTGCATCAGGTGTTGTAACAATATAAATTGAATCTGCTCTATCACTTTCAACCATATCAATGGCATTTTCAACCAAATTACTATTATTAATATAATCAATACCTGGTGTAACAAAGATATTTATATTTGTTGATTCTGGATTTTTATATGTTAAAATTCCCTTAAAATATGCATAATAGTCTGTTGTTGCAAAATCAATTGTTCCATCACCTTCTGTAATTTCTTTAAATGTTCCTTGACCTGTTGCAGCTGCATATTTGCCTGAAATGGATAACGCACCCCTCATATAATCCACACCACCAATTTGGTATGTATCTCCATTTGTTCTTCTTTCAGAATAAACATCCCATCCATCAAAACCACCCTCAAATAATAAAGTGAACTTTCTTGAATATAGGTAATAATATGGATTTGAATTTGTTTCTGGCTCTGAATTAAAACTTCCACTACCAACCTCAAATGCTGTTTGACCACTTGTTGTATAACTATTTGCTATTGTAACAACTGTTGCACCTGAATCCATATGGAAACCTTTTGTTACCACATTCCATTCTGAACTATCAGAAATAATACTTGCTGGATTTTGTTTACCCTTATAGTTTAATAAAGAATTATCATATCCATAATTTGTTGAAAATCCAAGATATGTTCTTTTTATATTGTCAGCAGATACAGCATTTGATGCTGCAAATGGTTCATTGTTAACAACCTCATTATTAAAATAATATCTTGTCTTATATAATAAATTTGGTGTTAATGCGTCATTATACTTTCTGTGTGGGTATCCCATAAATCCACAAGGAATTGCATCAGATGGAAATTCATCACCCATTTCAAGCATAATATATTTTGAAACCAAATTATATTTGCCATCACTTGTTCCAATCTTCTTTCCAATGAAACTATTTTGTAATTCATCTAATGTGCAATTTGTATATTTCTCCAATACAACTGGTGCTGAATCTGAATCATAATAACTTCTAACCAATACATCAAATGTTCTATTCTTAAATGACATATTAATAATTGAAACCTTAACTTCAGTATTTGCTGAATTGCCATCAGATATTGAAATGAACTTGAATAAGTTATAAACTTTATTTCCTCTCAATTCAGAAACAACAAATGGTGTTTTTGGTGATTGATATTTTTCAAGATACCACCCAATTGATGTAGTACTACCACTTCTTGCTGATGGCAAATAAGTTAAATTAGTTTTTAATCCTTTAATATAACCAAGTCTATAAGCCTGATTTAATAAGGTTGGATAATGCTCCTCAACAAAAATTGGCACATCATTTCTATCCTTGCCAAAATTATCTACTCCCAATACATTTGCAATATAATTTGAATTGGTATTTTTTAATGATACATTAAATGTGTAATTATTGTTTGATGTTGTTTTTCCACTTAAAACAAAATTACCAAATGGTGTCTCACTTATAGTTGTACTATTATTTGTATCAATAGTTAATGCACTTAAACTATAAATCTGACCATGATTTGTGGAAGAATAACTTGTTATTCCTCTTGACCTAATTGTTGCCACAACCATATCATTATAATCTGTATATGCTGTTCCAGTGAATGTATAAGTGTTACCAATTACTGTTCCAGTGAATGAACCACTTGAAACATTAAAATTAGATGTGTTGTAATAAAATGAATAACCTGTATAATCATTCCCAGAATTAGAAAATGTTGCATAATACCACAAATCATTTTCATTGGCTGGCTTACCATCACTACCCAAAGGAATTGTTGTTCCAAAATAATTATATTCAGTTAATCCAGATTTTGTTGAACCTGTGATTGAATTATACACAGATACTGGTAATGAACCATAAGTTGATGTTTGACCAGTTAATGAAGTTGATAAAGCCACATCATTTGCAAATGTCTTTAAATCATCATAGAATGTTGATGTTGAACCATTGCTTGTTGTATAAGTATCACCAGAAAATAATGATCCACTTATACCATTTGGATACGTAGCACTTGTTATTACAAATGTCCCAGTTGTTCCAGTTGTTCCAGTAAATGTTATTGAGATAGATGAACCAACACCAGTTCCACCGGTTAAACCAACAGTTGAATGATTAACATTTGCAATTGTTGTTATTGACCAAGATGGGCCAGCATCATAACCAGATAATCCCAATACTCTTGTAACATACATTTGATTTGATTGCTGCAAATATGACTTGGCAATATATGCAGATTCATATTTTGGTATTTGTGTGTTTATATACTTCTCAGGTGATGTTCCACCAAAATAAGTTTGAAATTCATCATAACTTGTAATGAATATAGGCTCAAATGCAGGACCTTTAATTGTTTCACCGACCATTCCTAATGTGGTTACACCAATACTCTGGGAAACAAACGTTAAATCTGTTTCAGAAGTGTATACACCAGGGGATACGAATACTTTTTGATTTGCCATTGTTATTTTTTATTTATTCATATAAATATCTAAAAAATAATCAAAAACTATTATTCCTTTATTAATCTAATTGGAAACCCATCTTTTTTCCACATACCACCTTTACCAAACTCATTTCCTGAAAATAAAAATAAGTATTTGCATAAATTTTCATCAATTGACTCTGGTATAAAAAATGCACATAATAAATCTGTTGCATAATTTCCATCCATATGCCTAAACCCTATTGGCGTTGCATTGAAACCAACCTCATTTGTCCCACCAAAATTTTGTGTAATTATTTGACCTGTTTCAAAATTATGAACTTCATTTAACCAGCCATCAATACTCTTTAATTTATATCCAGCATTATCCTTACCACCAAGATGATTTATTAAAATGTCCCAATCATTCTCGGTTGGAATCCTCCAACCCAAGGGTGCAGTATTTCTTGAATCAATTATTGCCCAATAATTATATAAATAATTATTGTTTTCATTTATGCAATAGGCTGGTGATGTCAATTCACTCCATTCATTCCTATTTGGTACAAATGGAATATCATCACCATTCCTAAATTTTGTTATTGTTACATTTTCTTTAGCCCATATTTGAAGCCCAATTTTAATTTCACTCATATTAACTTATTTTAGTGTACCTGTAATATATTGTTTGAGTTGGTGTTTATGTTTGAGTTGGTGTAATAGTGTTAGTAGGTGTTATTGTTTGAGTTGGTGTAATAGTTGGTGTAATAGTGTTAGTAGGGGTCACAGTTGGTGTTGGTGTTGGATCAACTACTTCTGGAATAATTAAATCATAACTTGTAAGGTAGTTTGGAACATATAGAGTATATAGTCCACTTAATTTACTTGTTTCAGGTCTTGGGTAAACATCAAAAGGGATAACTTTTTCGCCAATAATATAAGTGATATTGTTTTGTAGTAATGTTACAAAAACAATTTCTCCACTCAAATTTAGGCTTGTTATCCTTAATGCTGATGCCATATTAAATTATCTCATAAGTTAAATCATTTATTGGTAAGTTTGAACTTATTGGTATATTTGATACTTGGTTTTGAATTTCAGTTTCAAATACTTGGCTAATTCTATTTATTGCTGGTTTCACCTCAAATTCTTCTTCATCAATTAAAAAACCCAACATTGTGAAATCATAAGATTGAATATAGAATTTTCTGCTATCAGTATTAATTTGTGATTCATCTGATATATTGGTTGAAATGATTGGTATATAATGTCCATTGATTGTTGCATATGCTTGTTTAGATGAGAATTTTTGCAACACTTTTGTATTGAATTTATTCAAATCTCTAATTCTATTTGTAATTATTTTAACACTAAAATTTATATCAATTGGTACAGGTTGTGGAATTGAATAAATATCAAATCCATTTCTTTGTCCATCCCATGTTGGTACGCTTGCAAAATAAAATGGTTTTCTATTTGGTATTGTATATTGTGTTGCTGGGTTTGTTCCATATTTGGAATCATTCATTCTTACCAATGTGATAAATGGTGGAACTGGATTATTATCTTCATCAATGAAAGTCCAAGTTTCAGTATATTGAGACCAATTTTGAGTGCTAATTATTTTTTCAACAAGTGGAATTATTTTACCCCCACTTAAAATTTGCAAATCATTTTTAACAAATTCAAGCATACCTTTATCAAGATCCTCATGTAATAAAGATTTTGGTAAATATGTCCCATTGTCAATGATATTATCCAACAACTCTTCTCTTCTATCTAATAGAGTTTTATCATATACAATATCCAGATTTGTTTTTATTTTTTTGGGTAATGTCATATTATTTTTCTTCGTTATCGTGGCCACATTTATGACATATATATGGATCATTGCCGCCATCTGCCAATTTCCAAGACCATTCACAATTGTTGCAAATTACTTTTTTATTTGTAACAATTTCTGTGATTTTATTTAATTGTACTTCTGTAACTATAATTTTCATTATTTTCCTCTAAATTCATCTTTATTAACAAATGTGGCTATAATAGTTCTATAGAATGGTTTATAACCAGCATATGTATGTTTATTATCCATATTAACAATTCCATCATCATTAACAGAATAGTATCTAACTTTATCTTCTGTCACATAATAAGCCAAATAATCACCTTTTAATATTTCAACATTTAAATCATCCAATTGCTTTTGGTATAATGATAATTTAAGATTACCAGGTTCTTTTTGTTCAATTTTGGAATTACCCAATTGTTTCATTGTTGACTCAACTATTTGAACCAATCCTGTTATTTCAATTGGCGGCATAAAAACAATTCCATCGGTTGGCGATTCACCATAAACATCATCTTTTTTTGTTTTTTTTCTATCAATTCTATATAAAACAATGGTCATATTTAAATCACCACCCATATATTCCATACCCAAATCAATATCCAAATTATAATCATCTGCGCCAAAAAATTTACCAATTCTGGTTATAGGAACTATTTTTGCCATATATATTCTTTTATCTAAAATAAATATCATTTAGTTGATAATTTAACACTTATTTATTATTATTAAATAATATTGATATAAATTATGAACAAAAAAAAGATAAGTGAGGACGAGGCGTTGTTGTTATTAAAATCATATAATGGTCAAAATGATTATTTAAATGGTTTAAGGAATATGGCTTTGGAAAACCCAAATTTTTATTTGACTCCAAGCCAAGTTGAATACATTTCATTATTTAACCAGACAAGACCAAAGATTGCCAGAAAGTGGGTTGACCTTGATATCTATTTTGCAAAAATGATTGCTGATGATAAATTATTAACAAGTGTTCCCCAAAAAATATGGATTGAAAAGTTATTGGTTGAGAAGGAAAAATCATACCACATTCTTGGTAGATTTTTTGATAATGATAGATTAACCCTTTATTGGATTCCAAAAGATGGAATTATTGTGGATAAGACAAATAAAAATGTTGTTATTGATTATGAAAAGTATTCCCATAGAATACCCTTTGAACATCAAAAAGAAGCAATTATAAAATTGCTTGAGAATGATAAATTCATATTAGCAGATGATATGGGTTTGGGTAAAACTAGTTCAGCAATTATTGCCTCAATTGAAGCTAAACCAAGTAAAACTTTAATTATTTGTCCAGCAAGTTTAAAACAAAATTGGAAAAGAGAAATTGAAAATTATTCAAACAAAGAAATTTATATTTGTGAGGGAAAAAAATATGAAGATTCTGCTGACTTTGTAATCATTAATTATGATATTATTAAAAACTTTCATTCATTAAAAACTAAAGAAGAATCTTTAATTCAGAAATCAAAATTTGATTTGGTTATAATTGATGAATGTCATTATATTAAATCCCCCCAAGCATCGAGAACAAAATTGATAAATGATATTTGCAAAGATATTAATAAAATATGGTTATTGACTGGAACGCCATTAACATCAAGACCGATTGATTATTTTAATTTATTATCATTGGTTGATAGCCCCGTATCAAAAAACTGGATGGCCTATGTTAAAAGATACTGTGCTGGATATCAGTTTAGTGTTGGAATGAATAAGGTATGGAATGTGAGCGGTGCGTCAAATTTGGATGAGTTAAGGGAAAGAACGTCACCATTATTATTAAGGCGACTAAAAGAGAATGTATTAGATTTACCAGAAAAAATAATAACACCAATTTATTTAAGATTAAAATCAAAAGAATATGAGGATGTTATGGGGGAGTATTTTGAATGGGTTAAAAATAACCCAAAAGAATCAAAATCTTTGAGTGTTCAATTTTCAAAACTAATGAAAGTTAGACAAATAATTGCAGATGAAAAAATTAAGAGTACTATAGAATTTATTGAGAATACATTGGAGCAAGAGAAAAAGATTATTGTTTTCTCAAATTTCACAAACTCATTAAATAAAATATATGAACATTTTAATAAAATTGCTGTTAAATTAGATGGTAGTTCAACAGCAAAACAAAGACAAGAGAGTGTTGATGAATTTCAAACAAATGATAAGATAAAGGTTTTTGTTGGCAATATAAAAGCAGCTGGCGTTGGTATTACATTGACAAGTGCAAATGTTGTTATCTTTAATGATTTATCCTTTGTTCCAGCAGATCATAGTCAAGCAGAAGATAGGGCATATAGAATTGGACAAAAGAATTCAGTTTCTGTATTATATCCCATATTTGAAAACACCATTGAGGGAATTATATATGATATGTTGGATAGAAAGAAAAAAATAATATCAACTGTTCTTGGGGATAACTTATTTGAAACTGATACTACAGAAGATATTTTAACCCAGATATTAAATATGAAAATAAAAACAAAATAATATTTGTTTTTTGGTTGAATTATTTTACCTTTGCAGAATATTTATTACTTGAAACAAAAAAAAACAAATAAAATGAAATTACACGTAATTAAAACCTCAGATTTACAGAATTTTATCATTGAGAAGCACAAAGAAATTCTGGATGATATGGGTGAATTTGAAAAAAACGGTGCAATTCTTGCACAGAAAATGGAAGTACTAAATTCCAAAATAGAATTGCTAGAAGATTTTACCAAGTTCATTGGTGAGAATGATGATAGTTTTGTATTTGATAATGAGTTTTTTGAAAATGAGTGCCATTAGCACTCATTAAACCATTATACTTCCATGTACTTTGCAATTTCTTTCCTCTAATTTTGCTTGTATTTCTTTTACATTATAACGACCTAATGGTGAATTCCTTAACCAAATAGTACCGTTTACAATCATTCCTTGGGGAAATTCTTTTATTCCAGACTTCTGAAGATGTAATTCTCCCCCAACATATAAGTTATCTGGTAAATATTTTAAATCCTTGCAATCATATAAATATAAATCATCACCAACTATAAGTTTTTCTGGTAATTCTGTTATTGTTGAATAACTTAAATCTAATTGTTCAGTGACTTCTAAAATTTTTGGCAATTTAGTTATCAATTCACCATACAACTCTAATGCTCCCTTGTGATAATACTTTTCAGGCATTGACTCAATGTTATGCAATAATATCCATTTTAATGATGATTTATCTTCCTCTGATTTTAGGAAATCCATTATTCTTTTAATTGTTGTTTTATCCATTATCTTCTCTTATTATATCCCTATTTATATAACCATCTGGTTCTATCATACTTAATATGGTTTCATCTGAAAGTTTTGCTAATGGGCTATTTGTAATAGATAAATCACGATCAACTTGTAAGCCTTTTGGTAATGTGTTTATCATTGTGTAATCTAAATACAAATCCCAACCAACTTGTAGTCCTTCTGGTAATGAGGTTATTTTTGTATTGTATAGACTTAAATAGCCACCAACTTTCAAATTGTTAGGTAGTGAAGTCAAGTCTGTACAATAAGCCAAATCCAAACCACCATCAACATTTAAGTCTTTTGGTAATGATTTTATTTTTAAAGCGACTAAATTAAAATCACCACCAACATATAAACCTTTTGGGATTTGTTTTATACTTGTACCTTCCAAATTCAACTCACCGCCAACATATAAATTATCTGGTAAAGATTTTAATCTTTTACAACTTTTTAAATTCAAATCACCCTCTACTTTTAATCCTTCTGGTATGTAAGTTATATTTTCTTCAAATAAATCCAAATCACCTTTAATGTTTAATTCATCATCTGTAAATGTTTCATTATTCATTAATTTCCAAACAAATGGTTTATTTTTATTCTCTTTTTCTTCAAGGAAATTAAGTATGTTTTTTAGTTGTTCTTTTTCCATTATATTTTTAATTTAAATCAATCATCATTATCAAATGCGTTATAGTCATCATATGGATCATAGTCATCAGCAAGTATCATACCTTTTATAAACCCAGGGTAAATAATTTTCTTTACTCTGTCCTCAATATCTTCAAAACGGTGTCCAATACCTGATAGATATAAATCACCGCCAACTTTCAATCCTTTTGGTAAATCATATATACTATGAGTCATATGTAAATTACCACCAACCTCTAATCCTTTTGGTAATTCAACAGAGGAATCATATAAAAGTAAATTACCTTCAATTTTTAATCCTTCTGGTAATGATTCTATTTCTTCATTTTCTGATAAATCCAAATCACCTTTAACATTCAAATCTTCTTCTGTTAAGGGTTCATTATTTTTCCATTTCCATATGAATGGGGCATTATATCCCTCCTTATCTTCAAGGAATTTAAATATGTTTTTCAATGTGCTATTATCCATATCTTATTATATCTCCTTCTATAAAACCTGGTTTAATCATTTCTCTTAATTCATCATCTGAATATCTTATTAATTCTGTTTCTCTTATATCCAAATCACCACCAACTTTCAAACCTTTTGGTAATGAGGTTATGTCTGTCCAATATAAATCCAAATCACCCACAACTTTTAATCCTTCTGGTAATGATGCCATTTTTGTCCAACCTAAATTTAAATTACCACCAACTTTCAAACCTTCTGGCAATGAGGTTATTTTTGAATCTCTTAAATATAAATCACCCTTAACATTTAAATCTTTTGGTAATGAGGTTATTTTTGTGTAAGATATATCCAAACCACCAGAAACTTTTAATCCTTCTGGTAATGAAGTTATTATTGTATTTGATACGGTCAAATCACCATCAATAGTTAATTCCTCCTTTGTTAATGGCTCATTAAATATTAACTTCCATAATAATGTGTCTTGTTGTCTATGTTTTTTCCCTTCTTTATTTTTAAGGAATTTAAATATGTTTTTTAGTGTGTTATTATCCATTGTTATCTTATTATATCTCCTTTTATAAATCCTGGCTCAATCATTTTCCTTAATTCCTCATTTGAATATTTTGTTAAGGATGTACCTTCAATCTGTAAGTCACCCCCAACTTCTAACCCTTTTGGCAATGAGGTTATACTTGAATGATTCAAACTCAAAATACCTCCAACTTTCAATCCTTCTGGTAAAGATGTTAAATGTTTACACATAAATAAATATAAAAACCCACCAACTTTCAATCCTTTTGGTAAGGATGTAATTTTTGTAAATGATAAATGCAAATTACCTTTTTGATTTAACTCTTCTTTTGTTAAGGGGTATCCAAATCTTAATTTCCAAACAAGATTATCTCTTTCTGAATGTTTTTTGTTTTCTTTTTCTTCAAGAAAATCTAATATTTTTTTTATTGTGTTATTATCCATATCTTATTATATCTCCTTTTATAAATCCTGGTTCAATCATTTTCCTTAATTCCTCTTCAGTGTATTTAGTTAAACTTGCATCAGTTATATTTACTCCACCACCAACTTTCAATCCTTTTGGTAATGATTTTAAATCATAACAATTATTTAAAAATAAATTCTTGCCAACATATAATCCTTCTGGTAGTGATGTTATTTTTGTGAATGATAAATCCAATTTACCACTAACATATAAATCTTTTGGGAGTTGTTTTATATTTGTGCCTTCCAAATCCAAACCACCCCCAACTTGCAAATCTTTTGGTAATGAGATTATATTTGTTCCTCTTAAATCCAACCAACCCCCAACGTCTAATCCTTTTGGTAATAAAGTTAAATTTTTACATTTTAGCAATGATAAATTACCACCAACCTTTAATCCTTCTGGTAATGATTTAATATTTGTTCTATTTAAATACAAATCACCCCCAACTTTCAATCCTTCTGGTAATTGGGTTATTTGTGAATCACTCAAATTCAAATTACCCTTAACATTTAATTCTTCTTTTGTTAATGGTATATTATTTCCCAATTTAAATTTAATCCATGTTCCTGGTAATTTCTTACCTTCATTAGTTACCAAAAAGTTTAGTATCTTGTTTATTGTGTTATTATCCATTACCTATATATTATTCCTTTTATAAATCCAGGTTTAACCATTTGTCTTAAATCATCATCTAAATATTTTGTTAATGGTGTGGCATGTATATACAAATCACCACCAACTTTTAACCCTTCTGGTAATGAAGTTAATTTTCCACAATATGTTAAATATAAATTGCCACCAACTTTCAATCCTTTTGGTAATGATTTTATTTTTGTTTCATTTAAATTCAAATCGCCCCCAACTTCCAAGCCTTTTGGTAATGAAGTTATATTTGTTTTATATAAACCCAAATGACCATGGATTTTTAATCCTTTTGGTAATGATTTTATTTCTAATTTATAGAAATTCAAATCACTTTCAACATTTAAGTCTTCTTCTGTTAATGGTATATTATTTTTCCATTTCCACATAAAAGGTGCTCTATGTTCTCCTTCATCTTCAAGGAATTTAAATATGTTTTTTATTGTGTTATTATCCATTACCTATATATTTCACCTTTTATAAATCCAGGTTTAACCATTTGTCTTAAATCATCATCTGAATAATTGTCTAGGTCTGTGTGGTCTATTCTTAAAATACCACCAACTTCCAAACCTCTTGGTAATGAGGTTATTTTTGTAAACCTTAAATCCAACTGAACCCCAACTTTTAATCCTTTTGGTAATGATTCTATTTCTGTATTATAAAGACACAAAACACCAACAACATTAAATCCTTCTGGTAGTGAGGTTATTTTTGATCCTATTAAAATTAAGTTGCCCTCAACTTTCAAATCTTTTGGTAATGTTTCTATTCCTGAACCACTTAAATCCAAATCACCCCCAACTTCCAATCCTTCTGGTAATGAGGTTAAACTTTTGCAATTTTCTAAATACAAATTCCTACCAACTTTCAATCCTTCTGGTAATGAGGTTATTTTTGTATTATTTAAATTCAAATTCCAACCAACTTTCAATCGTTCTGGTAATGAGGTTATATTTGATACTCTTAAATCCAAACTCTTACCAACTTTCAATCCTTCTGGTAATGAGGTTATATTTGTATTATTTAAATACAAGGTATCCTTAATATTCAAATCTTCTTTTGTTAGGGGGTATCCAAATCTTAATTTCCAAACAAGATTATCTCTTTCTGAATGTTTTTTGTTTTCTTTTTCTTCAAGAAAATCTAATATTTTTTTTATTGTGTTATTATCCATTATAATCTTATTATACTATTTGTTATAAATCCTGGCTCAATCATTTTCATTAATTCCTCATCTGAATATCTTGTTAATCGAGTCTGACCTATTTGCAAAGTACCTCCAACTTTTAATCCTTTTGGTAATGTCTTTATGGTGCTGAAAGACAAATATATACAACCACCAACTTCCAATCCTTCTGGTAATGATTTTATTTTTGTACCAAACAAACTCAACTGACCTTTAACTTGTAATCCATTTGGTAATGATGTTATTTTGGTATTACTCAAATCCAAACTACCTTTAACTTTCAATCCTTCTGGTAATGCCTTTATGAGGCTCTCATTCAAAAATATACTACCACCAACTTCCAATCCTTTTGGTAATGATGTTATTTTGGTAGCACTTAAAATCAAACTACCTTTAACTTTCAATCCTTCTGGTAATGAGGCTATTTTTGAATACTCTAAAATCAAATTACCCCAAACTTTTAATCCTTCTGGTAATGAGGTTATATTTGAATGCCTTAAATCCAAATTACCATTAACATTTAAGTCTTCTTCTGTTAATGGTATATTATTTTTCCATTTCCATAAAAATGGTGTTCTATGCTCACCCTTTTCTTCAATGAATTTAAATATGTTTTTTAGTGTTTCTTTTTCCATTAACTTCTAATTATTTTTCCTGTTATATAACCATCTGGCTCAATCATTTCTCTTAATTCCTCTTTAGTGTATTTAATTAAATTTGTGAGTTTTATATTTACTCCACCATCAACTTTCAATCCTTTTGGTAATGATGTTAAATTTTTGCACATTATTAAATATAAATGCCTACCAACATATAATCCTTCTGGTAATGATGTTATATTTGTATAGTCTAAATGCAAATCCCCCCCAACTTTTAATCTTTTTGGTAAAGATGTTAAATTTTTACAATTTGATAAAACCAATGTTCCTGCAACATATAACTCTTCTGGTAATGATTCTATTTTTGAGCCATATAAATCCAAATTACCCCCAACTTTCAATTCTTCTTTTGTTAATGGTATATTATTTTCCAATTTAAATTGAACCCATTTTTCTGGTAATTTTTTACCTTCATTAGTTACCAAAAAGTTTAGTATGTTGTTTATTGTGCTATTATCCATTATACAAATATTTATTATAAATATAATAATTTATGAAAATACTTGAAACAATCAAAGAAGAAATAATATCAAGGATATACAAAGATAATGTTAATTTTTTACTTAATGAAATGAAAAAGGTTGGAATTGAAAAACTCCCTTATTCGTATGCCTCATTAAAACCTTTTATTGATGAGAAAACAATGGATATTCATTATAATAAACATTATAAAGGTTATGTTGATAAATTGAATAAAGCATTAAAAGATAATAAATCAAATTATGATTTAAAACAGATAATAACAAATATAAGCAAATTCAACAAAACAATTAGAAATAATGCAGGTGGAGCATTTAATCACGCTTTGTTTTGGAATATGTTATCACCAACCAAAAAGAATATCCCAAAAGAATTAAAAGATAAAATAATAAAAAGTTTTGGCTCAATTAATTCATTTAAAACAAAATTTGAAGAAAAGGCAAAAAGCCATTTTGGATCAGGATGGGTCTGGCTTGTTGCAACAAAAAATAATACATTAAAAATTATCACCACCCCAAACCAAGATAATCCCCTTATGAATGTCATTAAAGGTGGTGGATTTCCAATATTGGGATTGGATTTATGGGAACATGCCTATTATCTCAAATACCAAAACAAAAGAGATGAGTATATACATAACTTCTGGAATTATATAAATTGGGATTTTGTTCTTGAATTATATGATAATGCAAATAATAATGAGCCAAAAGAATAATTTCTTATATTTATATATAAAAGAAATATGTCAGTAATAGCCGAGCCAGAAAGAACGCAAATTTACACAAGAATTCGTCATTTACTTGGTGCACCATTAAGGGGTGTTGAGATAACTGATGAAATGATGGATTCCTTAATGGAATTATCCGTTCAAGATTATGAACAATATATGCTTGATTGGCTAACCGAATCCCAATGGGTTAATTTGGTTAATCTTAATATGAGCGAAAAATCTGTTGCAAATGCTTTAATTACAAGAACAATGGATTTTGAAAAGCAATATGAATATGCTTATTCAAAAATTGTTGGATTGCAATCTGGGGGTCCTTGGGTTTTGCAAAAAGATTATATTACATTGGAAAAAAATCAACAATTGTATGAAATTCCTGCTGGCCGAGAGGTGAATGAATTATTATGGTATAGCAACCAAGCATTTAGTGCATTTGGTTTAGGTGGTGCTGGTGGTTTTGGATTTGGAGGTATTGGATTGGGTGCATCAGACGCTGGTTTTGCTCAAATGGGAAATACAGGATCCTATTTTATGATGTCAGGTTTTGATTATTTACTCAGAATGCAATCGGCAAATATATTAACAAGAATTCTTGGAGGTTCATTAACTTATAGAATAACAGGATTACCAGATGGTAAAAAAGCAATTCATATATATAATACACCAGGTGGTAAATTTAACTGGGGAAATTACTCCTCATATGTTGGAAAACAAATTTGGTATTGGTATTATGATGTGGATGGTGATAGCCGTGGAAAGTGTTTGGAAGATAACCCAGATATTATTAAATTACCATCAGATGTCCCATTTAGTGAATTAACTTGGGATAAGTTAAACCAACCAGCAAAACATTGGGTAAGAAGGTGGTTTACAGCTTACGTAAAAGAGAGTTTGGGTAGAGTTAGGGGAAAGTATAGTGGAGCAATAAAAGTCCCTGATTCAGAGTTAAAGTTAGATTATGAATCATTAATAACTGAAGGGAAAGATGAAAAAGCAAAACTTATTGAAGAATTATTGGCAAGATTGGAAAGATTAAAACCTGAAAAACAAATGGAAAAAGAAGCACTTATTGCAGAAAACTTAAATAAACAATTAAAATTTAACGCTTTCCCAAGACAAATTTATGTAATATAAAATTTGTTTTTAAATTAAATTAAGTTATATTTGTAATAAAAAACATGGCAATAATAAAAACAATCCCAATCCAAAAAGTAATAAATGGTGTATTTGTTAATACATCAGATATATCCATTGTGTCAGAAGCAGAATATTCCACATCTGGTGAAGGTTTTATTATTGTTCGAGCAATACCCCAATGCAAATTATTCCTCCATTCAAAGAATACAGATAATGTTACAGTGAAGGCAATGACCACAGTTATTATTATCCCTGATAATAATAAGATTGATGAGGAATATGATGAAATAGTATTAGAGAAAGGTGCATGTGTTGAGTTCAAGAATTGTTCTGGAACTTGGTATATAGTTAGTTCAGATGGATTAAAAGGGTAATTAAAAACCCCCAATCTAATTAAGGTTGGGGGTTTTTAATTTTAAACATTTTCATATATTAGATTGGGATTCACATTTATTTTTTCCCAGAATTTAACCTCATCTTCTGATATTGTCATTACATCATTTAAATCATCTTGATCCTTCTGTGCATAAGGAATACCATTAATCAATTTACATTCTTCTGTTGTAAAGAATTGCCTATCAGCAGGGTCTTTTATAAGAATCCTATCCCTAATCTCTGGACTAAAAGCCACCAATAATGGGCTTATTCTTTTGTTAAAAGTTACAACTGCTCTTGGTACATTATATTCCCCAGTCAAATCAGGGGTCTTTTCAAACACATTTTGGTCAATGTAATAGCAATTTAATTTAATACCATCTTTTGTTTTTGACACATCCCCGTGCGATTGTTTTGTTCCATTATTTACATAATATATAATATCCCCAAGATTAACATGTAATTTTTCCTTTATGATTAACTCCATATGAGCCATCTTACTTGTGGTACTTCCTGCTTTATTTAATGTCTTTGACCTTTTTACATAGTCTTTAACATTCTGTCTAACCCTTGCCTTGTTTGCAATTTCAATTAGGGGAATTTCCTTATTATAAACCTTTTCAAAATAATTATAATATTCTTCAATAAATTCTTTTCCTTTGCCTTCAAGCAATAACTTAACAGCAACATCAATAAATCTTTCAATGTATTGGGGAAGTTTCTTTGATTTTATTGTATTTCCTGTCAACTTTATTTTACCATCATTTTTCATAATGGCATAGTTTTTTCTTGCAAAGTTAACACAAGATAACCAATGACCATCCAAATCCAGAGCCATCTCCTTTTTCATATATAAATCATTGTATTCTGCAACATCAGCATATATACCTTTGTAAATCTTACCTTCTTTAACTTTCCAGTTTAATCCTTTTCCAATATATTCCCTATTGCTAAAATCATCTGTTGCTGAAAAGTTAACACCATCCGTATCACATACTAAAGGAACATAACCTCTATTCATAAAGAATTTAATCATATGCCTTAAATATAATCTACCTGTACAAGTTATCTGTTCACCTTTATCCATTTCAGCCCAGGGGAAAACTGCTGGTGCTGATAATGAACCAAATAAAGAGTTTATGAAAATTTTAATTGGTAATTGCTTGTTATCATAAGTTGCAGCAATCTTAGGATCCTTATCCTTCCATTCTTCTGCCAAATTCTTATAATCTATCCTTGCATTTCTAAAAAACTTTAACATACCTTCTAAAACGCTAGTTATGTCACAAGATGGGAATACATCATGAGCCAATTGTATGGATGGATATAGGGACGAAAAGTCAAGTTTATAGATATTCTTTGAATACCCCACCTTAACCAATCTGGATAAACCGCCCACAAAGTTTCTTTTATCCTCACTTTGGGGAACAGCCAACTGATTATTATATGACCAAGCCAACATCAATGTCTTCCATAATCCTGCTGTTCCCATTGTGTATATCCTTTCAAAAGGTAATGGAACCATCTTTGCCAATAAGAAAGATGCTTGACTAAATTCTGAATCAACTCTCATTGTTTCTTCCAAGTCATCATCAAGATATGCTTCAACAAGTTTATCACCTGTAACTCGCTTATATACTTTTGGAAATTTGATATCAAGGTCAGGATAATCTGTTGCTAATTTATATTTTCCATTATTTATATTAAGAAAATATTCTTCTTTCTCTTGATACATTTTACCAATCTTGGTGTGTTCAATATATACACGATCAGCATCTTCTGCATTTATATATTTTGTAATGTATTTAAGACCAGCAGATTTGATATCACTATTGATTGCTTGTGCCCTTCTTACTGAATGAATAACATCAATAACGTTATATCCCCAAATAGAGGTCTGCATGTATTTCTCAACATCACCCCCTAATTTTAGCATAGAATCCCTTCTTGTGAATGATTTTGTTGGGTTTAATGACTTACACGCAGTTTGAGCATGTATCTTTAATATCTCACATCTTTTGAAAATCCATTCCCAGTCAAACGTTGCTGAATTGTATCCTGAAATAATGGTTGGTTTAATTTCATCAATAACTTTAAAAAATTCAATAATACCATTTGCCTCATCCTCTGGATTAATACACTCTATGATTCTGGAGTAACCTTTATTGGTTTTAATTCCAATCATAAATATTCTACCATCAGTAGGTTCTAATGCTGTGGTTTCTAAGTCAAATACAAGCCTTGTTATATCATCATAAGAATCAAACCCTTTAAATAATCTTTTACCTTTGGATATGAGATATTGGTCAACCGGGGGTAGCATAATAATTTTGGTTCTCCCAACTTCACTCTTTGGGTCTAAACCCCCTTCCTTAAAGAAAGCAGCTAAATTTCTATAACCCTTTAATGACTGAACCATAAATTTCATTCCATGTTCCAATCTTGGATGCTCATCTGTCCTTAATTTTGTTATAATAATACTATGCTTGGTCATTGCTTCCTTTTGCAAAGCCTTTGACTTATTGTAGAAATTCAATGAATTTAAATTACCCACCCAACAAAATGCGGTAAAAGTATCTTTGACAATTTGTTTTCCTTTATTGGGAATTTCTTTTATCTTATAGACACAATTAGACATAAAGTCATATTCAATAGCAACAATATGTTCTTCTGGATCAGAACCATTAAGAAACTCCTCAATTTCTTGACTACTTATCATATTAATTATTTTAGGGGTAAGATATAAAAGTTTTAATTAAACTTCTTAATAAACGAATCTAAAATAATAATAGTTAATTCTTCTCTTAAAGGCAAGATGAGGTCCCCATCTTCATTCCTAATTAAAAATTCACCTTTATATATGCCAGGTGTATTTGTTTCTCTTTTCTTAAATTGATAATATATGTAGTATTCCACATTTGGGGTTGGTTCTGTTGTTTCTTTGGCAACTAAATATGCTTCACTATTTGTGATTTTATATGAATTATTTTCTGTGTTAATCATAGAAAATAATATGGTAGATGACTCCAAATCCTCCATAAATTTTTTGTAATCTGACCTACCATCCTTAATTGGTTCAACTTTTAATATAGGTAAATCTGCACCTTTCTTTATATAGAATTTCATATTATATTTATAAATAAATATATGAAAAATATAAATTCAAAAAAAACTTGCCTAAAATATTTTGTTTGGCTATACTTGTAAAGTCTTATTTATAATAAATTAAAATTTTTAAACAAAACAATTTTACTATGAAAAACATTTTTAAAACGTTATTATTAACATTTATGACGTTTAGTATGAGTTATGCTCAAGTAACAACTTCAGCAATAACTGGTGTGGTAACAACACCTTCAGTACCAACAAGTGACCCAAAAGGTGAGGTTTTGGTTGGTGCAACCATTGAGGCTGTTCACTTACCATCTGGAACAAGTTATGGTACATCAACTGATATTGATGGTACATATAGAATTCCAGGGATGCGTGTTGGTGGCCCTTATAACATAACAGTTAGTTATGTTGGATATGCCACAAAAACCCAATCCAATGTTATATTAAATTTGGGAACAACCAAAACATTGAATTTTTCCTTAGTTGAATCATCTTATGATTTGCAAGGGGTAACAATTACGGCAAACAAAAATGCCATTTTTTCTAGTCAAAGAACTGGGGCATCAACTCAATTTAGTTCAAGTACAATTAATAGTTTACCAACAATTGGTAGAACAATTGATGACATTACAAAGTATAATGCTTATGGTAATGGTCGTTCATTTGGTGGGCAAGACAGCCGTTTTAACAATTTCACAATTGATGGTTCAGTATTTAATAATGGATTTGGTCTTGGGTCATCTGCTGCTGCTGGTGGTAGAACAGGAACAACCGCAATTTCTCTTGATGCTGTTGAAGAGGTACAATTAAATATTGCCCCCTTTGATGTTAGACAATCTGGCTTTGTTGGTGCAGGTGTTAATGCAGTAACTCGTTCTGGTACAAATGATATTTCTGGTTCATTTTACAGATTATTTAGGTCAAGTGATTTAGTAGGTAAAACTGTAAATGGTATCAAACTACCACCAATCTTCCTAGATGAAAAAACAACTGGTTTTAGAATTGGTGCACCAATCATCAAAAACAAATTATTTATTTTTGTTAATGCTGAACAATTTACTGGAACAAATCCAGCATTAAGTTGGCAAACAAACAAGCCAGGTGCTACTGGTAACGTATCTCGTGTAACAGAAAGTGATTTAAAAGATTTGTCCTCATTTATGAAAACAAACTTTAATTATGACCTTGGTTCACTTGATAACTTTAATAATGATGTTAAAAGTACAAAAGGACTTGTTCGTTTAGATTATAACATTAGTAGAAAGCACAAAGCATCTCTTCGTTATTCTCATCATAATTCAGAATCAGAACAAGTTATTAGTAGTTCAAACAGTAGCAATACAGCTGGTAATGGTAATCGTCAAAATTCAGCATTTGCTATCTCTGGGGAAAACACTGGATATATCATCCAAGATAATACTCGTTCTGTTGCATTTGAATTAAACTCAATTCTTTCTTCAAAGAAGTCAAACAACTTTATTGCTACATTCAATAAACAAATTGAAGATAGAAGATATCGTACAGATTTATTTCCAACAATAGATATTCTTAAAGATGGTACAACCTATACAACTGTTGGCTTTGACCCCTTCACACCAAACAACAAACTTAATTACAGTACTTTAAATTTAACAAACAATTTTAATTTGTCATCTGGTAAGCATTACTTCACATTTGGTTTGGCTTATGAATATTTCCAATCAAATAACGTTTTCTTCCCAGCATCAAATGGTGTTTATGTTTATAATTCTATTGATGATTTCAAAAAAGCAGCATTAGAATTTAAAAACAACCCAAGTAATCCAGTATCACCAGTAACTCTAAACCGTTACAATCTAAGATACTCATTATTACCTGGGGGTATTGAACCATTACAATCTTTAAAAGTTTCCACATTTAGTGCTTATGCACAAGATGAGTATGAATTAACTGATTTAGTCAAATTAACAGTTGGTTTGCGTGGGGATGTTGTTATGTATGACAATTCAACTGCGGAAGATTTTTATAATCCAGTTGTTGGTGGTTTAACATTCAGAGATAAAAATGGTCAACCAACAAAAATTAACACAAGTGCATTCCCAAAACCAACATTATTGTTATCCCCAAGAATTGGATTTAATTATGATGTTAATGGTGACCAAACAACCCAAGTTAGGGGTGGAACGGGTATCTTTGTTTCAAGAGTTCCACAAGTTTTGGTATCTAATCAACTGGGTAATAATGGTGTTAATACAGCGGTTATTAACGTAACAAATACAACTGCATACCCATTCACAACTGACCCAAGCAGATTTGCACCAACAACAACTGATATTACAAAATTACCACCTTATGTTATTAACGCATCAAGTGAGGATTTAAAATACCCATCAGTTTGGAAATCAAATATTGCAGTTGACCAAAAATTACCATTTGGATTAATCGGAACAGTTGAAGGTATTTATGGTAAAACATTATCTGGACTACGTTATATTGACGCAAATTTAAAAAGTGCTGATAGATTCTTGTCAGATGGAAGACCACGTTATCCAGCATCAGGTGTTACAAGTTCAGGTTCTGGTGCTGCAAATACAGTTGCAATAGCAAGATTCTTAAATCCAACAATTTCAAATGCTTTCTTATTAACAAATACAGATAGGGGTTATTCTTATGCTCTTACTACAAAGATTGAGAAACCAGCGGTTAATGGTTTAGGTGGTATGGTTGGCTATACAAACGCAAGGTCAACAGATCTACAATCAGTAGGTAGTACAGTTCAGGCAAATGCACCTGGTGTTGGTGGCCAAAATTTCTTAGCCCCATCATTCACAGATAATGATTTACGTCATAGATTTATTGGATATGTTAATTATAGAATTAACTATGGCGGTAAATTTGGAGGTTCAACTGAATTAACATTAGGTGCAACATCTGCAAGTGGTAGTAAAATCAGTTACATTTATGGAAATGACTTAAATGGTGATGGACAAATTAACGACCTCATTTATGTGCCAAATAATGCAACAGAAATCACTTTTGCAACACTTACTGCTGGTGGAAAGACTTTCACCCCAGCACAACAACAAGAGGCGTTAAACAATCTAATTTCAAATGATGAATATTTATCATCACGCAAAGGAACATACGCTGAAAGAAATGGTGGATACTTCCCTTGGTTAACAAGAGTTGATTTATCTGCGGTTCAAGAAGTATATGTTAATGTAAAAGGAAAAAGAAATACCTTGCAATTTAGAGCAGATATTCTTAACTTTGGAAATATATTGAATAATGCTTGGGGTGTTGGATATTCTACAACATCTGGTAGTTTCGGTACAGCAAGTCCATTAACAGTAGCATCTGTTTCTGCTGATGGTGTTCCAACATACAGAATGGCAACAAGAGTTGTTGATGGTTCAACACAACTATTAGACAAAACTTTTGTTAAAACAATTAGTGTAGGTAATGCTTGGCAAGCGCAATTGGGATTGAGATACATCTTTAACTAAACAAATAATGATTGGGGGTAGATAATGCCCCCAATCTAATTTAAAAAAAATTAAAATGAAAGAGAATTTATTAAAGTCTTCAATTGCTATGTTAGCATTTCTTTTTATTGTATTTGGTGCTAATAAATTTTTACACTTTATGACCCCTCCACCACCAACAGATATGGGGGCACAACTTCTTATGGTGGGAATGTTTAATTCCTATCTTGGTTCATTAGTTGGTATTGTGGAAATTTTTAGTAGCTTACTTTTATTATATAAAAGAACAAGATTTCTTGGTTTTCTGGCAATTATACCTATTATTTTAAATATTATATTATTCCATATAACAACAAGTGATGCACTAAATCCAATTATTATTATTATTGCAGTAATTTTTGGTGCAGTATGTTATAGTCAAAAAGATGCAGTTAAAGAATTATTAAAGATACAATCAAAGATTTAAATCCTGCCAAATCAAGAAAATAAATAGAGATTTGGCAACTTATAAAAAAATTTAAGAATTAGGAGAAAGGGGTTGAAATCGACCCCTTTTCTTATTATATTTGCAAAGTGAATTGTTTAACTCTAAAATATATAAATATGAAATTAATTACCGCTGAAAGCGTTTCCATTGGGCATCCAGATAAGGTTGCTGACCAAATTTCAGACGCAATACTTGATGCTTACCTTACTCTTGACCCAGACGCAAAGGTTGCTGTTGAAACTCTTGTTAAAGACAATTGTGTTGTGTTAGGGGGTGAAATATCCAGCACACATAGAATCAATTATGAAGAGGTTATTAAAAATACCATAAAAGAAATTGGTTACACTAACCCAGGTCATGGGTTTTATTACAAAAATATTACAATCATAAATTTGATTGGACAGCAAAGTAGAGAAATAAATAGTGCTGTTTTAAAATATAGCGAAGATTCTTTGGGTGCTGGTGACCAAGGTTTTATGACTGGCTATGCAACAAACGAAACAAAAACCTATATGCCAATTGGTATGTATGTATCAAAGAAGTTGGTTGATTATGTATATAATAATATAGGATTCGGTCCTGATATTAAAACACAAACAACAATTGAGTATGATGACAATAGCAAAAGAATTCATACCATATTGGTATCAACAATGCATAGCGAAGATTTAACCCTATCTAATGTAAGGCAAATTATTATGAAAGGGATTCGGTATAATGAAATGAATTTGGATGCTGATATTTTTGCCTTGATTGATGATAACACCTCAATTGTCATTAACCCTGCTGGTTCTTGGAATGTAGGTGGACCAGTTGCTGATTGCGGTGTAACAGGAAGAAAGATTGTGGTTGACCAATACGGACCATATTGTCCAGTTGGGGGTGGTGCTTTTAGTGGTAAAGACCCAAGCAAAGTGGATAGAACTGGCGCATATTTGGCAAGGTATATTGCAAAGAATATTGTTGCAAGTGGTGTTGCTGATAAGTGTAGTGTTGAAATTGCTTATATGATTGGTGTTTCAACACCAGCCTCACTAAGCATAAATACATATGGTAAATTTAATGATGATTTGTTAATTAATGTGGTTAAAAACATATTCCCAACAACCCCATCTGATGTTATAAAACATTTTAATTTAAAAACCCCAATCTATTACAATTCAGCAAAAGGTCATTTTGGTAATGATACTATGCCTTGGGAAAAACTTGATATGGCAGATAAATTAAAATATCACTTAAAACTGTCAATGTAATTTTGAATAAAATCTGGGGGGTAGTTACTGTGAATCATTTTCTTAACTACTCCCTCTATTTTTTCCTCATGTGATAATCTTGGATTGGTGCTTAATCCATTTTCTATTGGATAACCAACCATATCGCTTGTTGGTAACTTATATTCTTTCTTCTCTTGCTCTGATTTTATGTTTTTTACCTTTTCCCATATTACTGCCAACAAACTTTCATCGTGCCATTTATATATCATTCCCTTATACCCCATATCTATTAGCATATTTGACATATATAATACTTGCCTTTGGTATGGAATATTTTCATTAGAATACATTTCAACAGCAATGTCATATAAGTTTAGGGGGTCAGCATTGAATGGATACAAATCTTTTAAATCTATAGTTGCAGTATATAGTGTACCTGAAACAATCCTTTCTTTTTGTTTTAAATTTGTGTAAAAAAATAACCTATTTTTTCCCCACCATTTCTCTGAACTTGTATATGAATTTTTACCAAAATGAGATGGATCTAGGTATTCCAAATCTGGCTCACCAAAATGATACAACTTTACATAATCACCTTCTACATCCAATTGGGAAAGCCAAAAATCATTGAATAACACTTCATCTGGTTTTTCTGGTAAATCATATGAGTTTTTAGTAAAAGATTCAATAATTTCTTTTATCCTTGATATTTGTTTTTTAATAATCATTAAATTAATTATTTAGGTATAAATATTAATGTTACCTTTTTCTAATGACTGAAGTCACACTAATATTGTGTTCTATATTCTTTGACCAAATTTCTATTGATTCGATATTGTCCTCCAAGTAAGCTTTTTCCTCGTTAGTCATATGATTTGAAATAATATTACTAGTGTTTTTAAAATTATTAAGTAAATCTAATGTTGTAATTAAATCACTTTTATCTATGTAGTCTGAATTTATACCCCACCTAGAAGTATGTAAATCTTCTATTATATAAATTCCCCCTTTCTTTAAATGCTTAAATAAACACCCAAAAGATATTTGTTGTTGCTTCATAGTGTGACCCCCATCATCAATAATCAAATCTAATTCATTATCAATGACAGCAACAGCATCTTCTAACTCCTCTCTATTTTCTTGATTGCCAATAAGAATTTTAAATTTATCATTGGGGTTAAAATATTTTGGGGTATCCAAATCCATACCATAGATATTAGTATTGGGAAAATAACTCTGTAATAATCTAAGACTACCACCATTATAAACCCCAATTTCCAACACGTTTGAAATTGAATCCAAACTCATAAATAATGGGTCATATACTGCTAAAAACCCATGTTGTAATTTATCTGTTCTAATGTTTCTCATATATTATATTATATTTAATTTACCTGTCAATCTGTCACACCAGCCTTTTGATTTTGAATAAGGCCAAACAACCCAATAATCTGGCTGCTTTGTTGTTTGGAAATCTCTCCATATTTTGCAATACTTATCTGAATCATTCATCATTGAATTTATCTCATTAATATCTGCATCTTTTCTATATAATGTGTTATCATTCTCATCATGGAATGCAACCACCCAATATTCATAATCCTTTTCTGGAACTGAATCATATTGGACATCAATGCAATGCCGAAATATAATTGAAAAACTATTTTCCCATTCTTCCTCTGTCTTATACTCCTCTTTAACTGGGGGGTTCTTCTTATCAATTGTCCATTGTTGAACAGCACGTTTGGAAAAATGAATACCAGCATATTTTTCATAATCTCTTAATGTTCTAACCGGACCAAAACCATATAATCCATCATGACCCTCTTGTTGAACACCATCAACCCCAAACAATCTTTTATTTAGATAATGTGCCCTATCATTACGTTTAACCCATTCCTTATCATCATCCCATTGTTTAACCTTTCCCTTTCTTGTATATTCATGATATATGATTGGAATATGGGGATGGAATAAATCATATCCCCAAGTATAAGCTCTAACTGCAATTGAAATCTCCTCACCATGAAAATAATATTCTGGATTATGCTGAACCTCCTTGGCAAATTGTCCAAGGGTAAAAGCATAATGTGCTGAATAAAATCTTGCTGGTATTGGTTTCTTTAATGTTTTCCATTCATCAATTGTTTCTGGCATAAAAAAGACATTACCTTCTGGAGCAAACCTATCAAAAACCATCCTCCAAGGGTCTTGTATCCTCCCTGCTGGGTCATTTGTTGGTTCATAAGAACAAGCATAGGAAGTTAATAAAGGCTTCTTATAACCATCTTTCTGCAAGCCCTTAATTATTTTTATTAATGTGTCATCCCAATCTTGATTAAAACGCATATGTGAATCAAGTTGAAGGGTATATTCCTCATCATTATATAATTGCTGAAGTAAATTTCTTGCCCAACAAGCACCCTTTGATTCATTATATGGAATATCCAATATTTTAAATCTTTTATCTTTTCTCCATTTATCAAGATTATCAAATCCATCCTCATCAGCATATTGCCTTGCAATGGCAAAAACAAGGTTCTTTGGCTTCTTTGCCTTATCCAGAATATCCTCAATGGTTTTAACTAATTCAGGGTCACGATAACTTGCAATTTGAACAAATATTTTCATATTTTTTATTATAATAATAATATATTTTATTTTGAATTAAATATTAATTCTCCCTTCTTAATTCACCAGCATAATGGTCAAACCTATGATGTTCAATAGGGGTCAATAATAATATTCCAGGCTTAATAACATTCTTAACTGTTTCTTGGTACATAAATGACATCCATGTATTTTCATAAGGATGGGCAAATTTTGTATCAATAAACATTTTTTTATTTCCAGCCTTTGTTATGAAATGTGTCCAGTTGCAATAATAAATCTCACCATCAGCATAAGGCAAAGCCTCCATTGATTTTATATTATTGAACTTTGTTCTTGGTGCATTTGGATCCAATCCTTGAATAGGTAGATTTGGTTTATCTGGCCAATTCTCAACCCTAACATTTTGCGGAACATTATACCAACTCCATTGTGTTGAATTGTCCCCATAAAATTCACTAAAATTAATCTTTAAGAAATTATAATTCTCCTTCTGAATAATATTCAAACACTTGTTATATAAGTTGGGGGTATATCTATTAAATCCATTTCTGCATACCTCACCTGGTTTCTTATAGAAGTTCATATCATCCTCAGAGAAAATCATCACATCCAAATCAGAATCATTAAAATGCTCCGCAATGAATTGCCTTCCACCACATATTCCAAGATTATCTTTCTTTATATGCTCAAATCCATACAACTCACATAACTCAATATATCTTGGGGTTGTTGATAAATCTGTTGAATTATCCAATAAATATTTCTGCGTCTTATCAATAAAATTTGCATCATAATCTAACATAGATTTAATCAATGTTTCAAATTGGTTGGGGGAATTAAACCCTATTACATATAAGCCAACTTTTGATGTATCCAAAGGCGTGCTATTTATCATTTTATTCTCTGATTTTATTTCCAATACATCATTCTTTAAATCCTCAAAAAACTTTCCAAACAAACCATTCCCATCAATCTCAAAATAATTTATTAAATCTGAATGTTTATATGTCATTATTGAAAATAAGGATTCCTCTGTACCCATATAACCCTGACCTAATGTATCCATTAATAAGCCATAATATATTGAATTAATATCACTTATTGTGTTTTTGGGTCCACCAAAGAAACCACCTCTTGCCACTTTGTTAACTGGTTTGCCAACAATAGATACCATCTTATTATAATCAAAACCATGTATTTCACTTGTTGTTTCATATGGAAAACAAACAAAACTAAATTTTGATATATATTTTGGCAACATATCCAAAACCTTATCATGAGTGAAATATCCAGGGTGAACTGTATTTGTTAATCCAGCATCAATCCAAAACACATATTCTGAATTAAACGGATCCATAATCTTTGCATCATGCAACAAGAACATCTTGGACATAACTAGGGGATTATAATATTCTAACTTTGCTTGTGTGGATTCTTCTAACCACCCAGCTTGTTGATACCATTGGGGGTTTGTTCTTATTTTTTGGATTAAATCAAAGTAATTATTATTTTTAAACCAATCCAAATTTCTTTCAATAAAAAAAGTATTATTCTCACTTCTATGTTGAAAAACAAATTTCTTTAATTCATTATCACCAAATACAATTAAATTATTATCAACACTTAATAATTGTTTTAATTTATCCAAATAATGATTATATGAGCGATTCCAACCATCACCCAATGAATCTCTTTTTATATCCCAGAGTCCAGTTACTAATGTTAATTTATTCATATTTAATCCAAATGTTTGTATTCATCAAAAGTAAAAACACACCAATGTTCAGACCTTTCATCATATCCATTATATGATTCCCCAACATATTCATAATCTTTTCTTTTTATTGGAAAATTTCTTTTATTGATGGAATCATGTATAAAAATATTATCACCAATTATAGGCGTTACCATTGTATTTAAAAAAGATTGATCTGTTTGCCATTGATTTGTTTTTGGCCAATTATCAATTAATTCTTTCATATTATTTAAAACTCCTTTTTTTGCACCCCACATGCCACCCATAATTCCATTATGGAATGGGTGGTCTATCATATTATGAAACATTTTATCTGAATTTATAAATTCATCAACACATAACTTTTCTCTAATTGATAATCTTGAATCACAATCTCTTGATAACATAACATCAATATCATTATCACCAATAGGTAAAAACCTCCAGAACATAGAATTCCACTCACCTTGCTCATTCATAATTACAATCTCTGTGTTATTCATATGTTTTAATTCATCCACAATTTCAGTAGGGGTTGAAAGACCAATATAATATCTACATATCCAATTGGAGTAAATTGTACTAGCTAATTTAGCATTTTTAATTGCACCCAAGGTATATTTTGGATTATCACCCCACAAGGAAAAAGATATTATTTTTTTATTTACCATTTTTTAAATCAAAATTTTCATTTTTTCTTGAATTATAAATATTCTCATCTTCTTGATTATGCCCCCAACTTTTTAAGGTTGTTTCATCTGAATCCCAATTATGGTTGAATGCTATGATTTCAGAAAAAATGTATCTATCTAAAATTTGAGCAACCTCAGTATATTCATTATCCGCATAAATACTCTTATACACAGGATTATAAATGTATTTAAATCTATCATAATATTTCTTTCCCATTATACACCAAACATCAAGAAGATTTGCCCATCTAGTTGTATTGAAATGTATAATAGTATCTGTACCATTTTCTGATGTTTCAATAATGTTTCTTATTATCTCATCATATTCCATAACTTGTGGAATCATATCATCAGCTATTAAAATTAAAATATCATAATCCTCATCACTTAAATTTGCATTTATTGCTTCTATTTTATTTTTGCTTTGACCATAAAATATTTTAAAATCAATATTTAAAGTTTTTATAAAGTTTTTAATATCATCATTATTCATTGTATCATCATCTTCATCAAAAGTGAATATGAATTTGTATTCATTTTTATTTGACAAATGCATTAAATGTAATTGCAATGTTTCCTTGAATTTATTTGACCTCCCTCTGGATGGAAATTTGAATAAAAATTTCATTAATCATATGTTTTTAAAGGATTATTTTTAATAAATTCATTTGCAATATTTTTAAGAATTGGGTTTTCTAATTCTTGGTGATTTATATGTGTAACCATTATATTTTCATCATACATTTGCAAATTGTAATTATTGGTATATGTTGATGTTCTAAATATGGTTGGGGTATTATTTGCCTCATCTTGGCCATGATTAAACCAAAATCCATTAATGCTTTCATTATTGTTTAGATTATTTATCATTTCTTTAAAGTTGATATCATTATTCAAGAATACCCAGCCATGTTCTAAATGAATAAAATATTTTGTTTTAATTAACTCTAATAATAAATTATTTCTATTGTTTTCAGTAGAAAATCTAATATCACAATTTATTGATTTGTTTCTATTTTTGAAATAATCATATACTTGAATAATGCTATTGTGAGATGCTGAATAATCCAATATGTCATATATAATTAGAAATCTGCATTTCTCTATGGTTGGGGGAATTGACATTAATGAATATCTTAAATGTGATATGAAGTCATTGATAAATTTACCTGTTATCACAACTGTTATTTCTTGTTCAATTTGATAAGTATCATATGTAAGACTTTTATCTGTAACATAATTATAAATATAATTATAATAATTTCCCTCTATCATAACATTATAGTTGACAGGTTCTCTTGGTTGTAATGTTGATACTAAATTAACACCATGATGAATGGTTAATGGTATGGTGGTCAAAGATGTGAATCCTCTTTGATTCAATAGTGGTAAAAAATCATCTATAGCCAATAAATCACGTCCATAATTTAAATTATCTAAAATGTATTTATATGCCTTCTTTTTAATGAGATAAGCCCAAGCACCTGTACTTTTAGAGTTAATTGCCAAATTATTTGTTATAGGTATTAAATAAGTTCTTGGGTTGCAGCCAAACAATATAACATCCCAATCAACCAAATTTAAATCATTAACAACACTAGTTAAACAATCATTTAAATTAAGTGTATTGTGAGCAAATTTACATTCATCATATATCTGAAAATCATCTTCAAAAATCATTACTGTTTCAATATTTTCATCAAAACATTTCTGTAATATTGCCAAATGAGATTTGGTGCAAGAGTATTGATGCCAAGAATCAGTCAATGCTGGGAATCTTTCTAATCCATTAATATTATATTTCTCAATTTGTTCCTCAACCCTAACTCTCCTATCTATTGAGTTATCCAAATTAATGTAATATCCTTTTTCAGCTATTATATGGTTTATTATACTAAACATATATATTAAATTAAAAATTACCACTTATCTTATCACACCAACCTTTAGATTCACTATGAGGCCAAACAACCCAATACTTTGGCTGCCTTATCGCATTGAATTCCCTCCATATTTTACAGTAATGGTCGGGGTCATTTAACATTCTATTAATTTCATCCTTATCTGCGTCTTTTCGATATATTGTTTCATCATTCTCATCATGGAATGCAACCACCCAAAAATCATAATCTTTCTCTGGAACTGAATTATAAGACACATCAATACAATGTTTAAATATGCTTGAAAATGAATTTAACCAATCTTCCTCCGTTTCATAATTATATGTATTTGGGGGGTAAGAATGTTTTAATGTCTCCTCTTGAATAGCCCTTCTTGAAAATAAAATCCCAGCATACCTCTCATAATCCCTTAATGTTCGAACAGAACCAAATCCATACAAACCATTATGACCCTCCTGAACCAAGCCATCCATCCCAAAAAGTTTCTTATTAATTAAATGGCTTTTATTATTTTTATCAACCCACTCCTTATCATCATCCCATTGTTTTGTTCTGTTCTTTCTTGTATATTCATGATAAACAGTTAATCTATGTGGATGAAATAAATCATAACCATGTGTATATGCTCTTGCAGCAATTGAGATTTCTTCACCATGAAAATAATATTCTGGGTTATGCTGAACCTCCTTTGAAAATATGCCAAGTGTGAAACAAAAATGTGCAGAATAAAATCTTGAAGAAACTGGCTGACTTAAATTTTGCCAATTTTTAATAGTATCAGGTAAAAAAAACATTGCACCTTCTGGAATGAATCTATCAAATAGCATTCGCCAAGGTTCTTTTGACCTTGCCTCTGGATCATTATCTGGGTCAAAAGAGGATACATACCCTGTTAATAATGGTTTTGGGTAGCCAGATTTTTGAAGTTGCTTAATCATTTTAATTAAAATATCATCCCAATTTTGTTCAAAACGCATGTGGGAATCAATCTGTAATGTATATTCTTCATTATTATATAATTGTTGAACCATGTTTCTTGCCCAACAAACACCTTTTGTTTCATTATATAATATATCAATAATTTTGAATCTCTTATCTTTTCTCCATTTATCTAATGTGCCAAACTTATCATCTGGGTGGTATTGTCGTGCAATTGCAATAACTAGGTTCTTGGGGTTTTTTGCATTTGAAATTATATCTTCTATGGTTGATTCCAATAAATAATCTCTATAAGATGCAATTTGAACAAATATCTTACTCATTTAAAACATTTAATATATTAATATTAAAGTTTTTTACAATAAAGTAAATATTCTACTTTATGTATGGGTTTATTAAATTATATTTTGTTTTTAATATATTAAAATTATGCCTTATTTGACCAGCATTTAAGGGTTCAACATACATTCTAAATGCCCCCATATCACCTATTAAACTACCCCCAAATTCTTCTTCAAGAGTAATATTTGTGGTTAAACCAGAATATGATGTATTATTTAGTATATCAGTTGGTAATAATTCTGGGTCTTGTATTAGGGTGTTATTTGTACATGAACTTAATGTAAGAGAATCTTTAAGCCCTTGTGTGCCACCCCCAACTGAAATATTGAAGGGGACGCCAATTTGTCTTTCTTTTAGAGTATTTAATGGTCTTGGGATAATTTCCTCAAAATTATCAATGATGAAGAATATTTTACCATTTATGTATATTCTTAAATTTCCATTTCTATATTTTTTTGTATTAATCCATGATTGGTCAAAATTAACAACTTCAATGCTTGCATTTGTTTCACCACTTAATTTTGGTTGTATTAATTCAATGCTTCTATTGGTTGTTGTTGCAGTATATTCCCTTGAGACTAATAATCCTAACCCCCCAAGTTCTTTTAAATCACAATTTTCAATTAGTCTATCTCTAACAAATACTGCGTCAATTTGAACCCAATTTTCATCTTGGATATATGTTGTATTTTTAAATTCATCAAATATTCCTTTTGTTGAGCACCATTGATTTATAGTTGCACCTGATGTTTCGCAAGTTCCTGTTAGGGTGAATGTTTTTACACAAACTATTGGGTTGCCAGAATTACCACTTAACTGAAGTGATAGTGCATTTGAAACAGAATCATATAAGGGATTTGGTTCATTAAATATAACATCTTTATCTGGATTTGTTATTCCTGTGATTGGATATACCTTATTACAAGTTGATGCTGAATATGTGGATGCTGAATAATTTATATCACAATTGCAAGTATCCCAACAAGTTAAGCCAGATGTTGGTCTTGTATATGCACTATATGACACTGGATGTCCATCAGCAAAATGATAAAACTTATTTTCTGCTCTTGCACCTAAATAAAAGAATGTCCCCTTATTTTTTGGATATCTTACATTCAAACCATTTGTATCGCCTGTCCATCTATATTTTAATACAAATTCTGCTGTCCAGCCAAGATTTGGTCTTTCTGGGAATATTTCATAATCATAACCAAATAATCTATAAAATCCTTGATAAAATGAACCATTTAATGATGAATATTTGAGACTTGATGTTGTTCCAGATGTTATATTATAAGAATAACTATTATCATTATATATTCTATTTGTGCTTGTTGTGAACCCTGTTATGGGGTGTAATTTTAATCTTCTATCAAATTTATACCTATTATATATATCATTTGTATTTGTATATAAACCATAATTTATTTCAATGGTTTGACCAGAAATAACATTGGTTAATCCATTATCAATTCCGGTTAATCCAATATCACATATTGAAATTTTATTTTGGTATGTATTTGCTGTTAAATTATAATTTTCTGGATTATAATAATTTTTTGAAACAATAACATCTGTTGATGAATATCCACTTGAATTACCAGAATAGTTAAAATCAAAATTGAATGGCATCCTATTCCCATCATTCTCAGCAATCAAATTTGATGAAAATACAGTTTCCTCATCAAAATTCAACTCATCCGAAGCCAAACTTATATCAATAATTTCATTTACAGGTCTAAATCCAATCTTATTAAAATTATATTGATTAATATTTTGATAACTCATTTATATTATTATTATAATAAATAGTATTTAGTGAATATTTATGAATAAAAGTCAAATGATAAATATTAACGAAGAATATTTTAATTCACCTTATTATTTTTTAATTAGAGAAAAGACTGATAAATATTCACTATATTTCTCAATAAATGGCACATTGTCCGAAGCAAGAGATAATGATGAAGTTGTTCACTTTGATAAAAAAAATATTAAAAAAATAAAAAATCACTTAAATAAAATTGTTAAAACCAAAAGAAAACCAACAACAAAGAAGTTAAAAAAAGAATTGGAAGAATTGGTTGATGATGATGGTTCAATGCTAACATCAAAAATCCCCATATTAAATAATACGCAACATACTCATAGAACAATGGATCAAATTATTCCAGCAACAAGGCAAACAAATGACCCTGTAACTCGTGGATATAGAACATATTATGGTGAGGGGATTGAAGAGATTGATATGTCCAATGCATTTGGCTATGAGGAAACAAAAAATCTTGATGGTAAAAAAACATATAAATATTTGGTTGATAAACTTGATGTTGAACCTGATGAGGCAAAGCAAAGAACAAAAGAATTTGGTAAAGACCCTTCTGGGAAAATAAGCAAAAAGAAAAAGAAAGGGTCTATTGATAAAATGACATTATCTGAGTTCAATAAAATGGTTGAAGATTTGGTTGTATCAAAAAGAAATGGAGATAGTGATTTGCAGTCATCAAAAGATGAAACAAATCCAATTATCAAAAAGAATATTAAAATGTTGAAAACCCAAGCAGAGAAAAACGGATTAAGTATAAATGATTTAATAAAAATGCTAAAAAGTGAATAGTAAACTTTATAATAGACCAATTCCTTTTCCTCCAGAAATGAAACAACATTTAATGATGTGTATGAACTCTATTGGACAAATTCCCCAAGATAGCGAAGGTTATAAAAGGAATAAAGAATTACAAGGGAAAAATACAATATCATATACCCAAATGAAAAGAATAAAAAGTTATTTTGATACTTATAAAGGTGATTTTAAGGATGCTGAATTTATTTTAAATGGTAGTCTTAAAATGAAATATTGGGTTGAACAAACATTAAATCAAATGAGAGCAAATGTTAAAATGACCCAAAGAAATAGAACAAATGCTGGTGAATCAAATCAATTTATTGATTCACATGATAAAGATGATACCAATGTTAGACCATCAGAAACACATAAAAAGGCAACAGAAAGGCATGCTTCCTCAATACCAAAAATAACAGAGGAAATAAATAAAATAAAAAAATTAATAAAATATTAAAATTATGGGAGATGAATTAGCAATTGATTTAAGCCAAAATATTGAAAATAATTTGAGCAAATTTGCAGAAGAGCAAAGAGCAAAGCTATTACCAAAAAATGAATATAAGGATATAGCATTTGAATATTCATCAAAAAATCCAAATGCCCTTGGGGATGGCGATGGAAAAGGTAGGGGCAATGGTATTTTCCTTGATACTCATACACCAACAATTGGAACACAACTAGATGTTACTGAAAGAAAAAGTGAAATAAAAATAAATAAATTTAAGGAAAAAAATCCATATCCAGATTTTAAGAAATGAAATTAACAAATACATTAAAATCATTATTAACAGAAATTGCTTCAATTGAATCAATTGCTTCAGCAATAAAGGGTAGACAAGTCTGTGTCGTTTATTATGATGGTGATGAGCCAGGGGGTAAAGGATTAAGACTAATTGAACCTGTTTGTCTTGGTACAACCAAAGGTGGGAATAGAGCAGTTAGGGCATATGATATTGAAGGGGCTTCACATACTGGTTATTTGGGGAAACAAATTCTACCCGGTTGGAGGATATTTAGATTGGATAAAATAATGTCATTAAATCCATCAGGTGAAGTATTTACAACCCCAAGAGAAGGGTTTAACTTTAATGGGGATAAAACTTTCAGAGGTGGTGTGTGCTTGGTTAAAGCAGAATTTGATGGGGATTATAATACACCAGAAGATGAAATAAATATTACATAAAATACCAAATAAATATTACATAATATGGAAAATGATTTAATGCAAAAACTAATGAAATCCAAAGCAATAATGGATGTTCACAACAAGTTACCAAGAAGTGGTAACGCAATACCAACGGGTGATAATGTTGATTTTTCAATACCAAATGCAAGATATAATATACCTGATGATATACTATCTGAAAATGAAATGACAGCACCAGTTATGCCAATAAGAAATATTGAAACCCCCTCTGAAGATGCAATAAAGAAATCAAGATTGCCAGATGAAATTAAAAGGATTATGCTGGAACATCCAATTGCACAAGTTCAGCAACCTATTGGTAGAAATATTTTAACAGATGAGATGGTTGAAAAAGCATCAAAATTAATGGGCAATAAACCAAAACAAAATATAGTAGAACAAAAACAAGTATCAAACACACAAATAGACGCAGAATATATTAAAAAAATTGTAAAAGAAACAGTTAAATCAACCATTAAAGAAATGGGGTTATTAACAGAAAGTACAGAGAAGTCAGATGAGTTTTTCCAATTTAGGGTGGGGTCACATATTTTTGAAGGTAAAATACAAAAGATTAAAAAAATTAAAAGTTAATTAAATAATTATTTTGTTTGTAAAAAGCAATATGCAATCTCTGCATATTGCTTTTTTTTTTGATTTTATTTATTATATTTAAATATAAAATATAAAAATGAGTAAACAAATAAAAGTTTTAGTAGTCCCATCTGACCGCTCTGGGGTTGGAAAATTCCGCTCAATTGACCCCCATCTTTTCTTACAATCAGAATATTCTGGTGAATTTCACATAGATATTGATTATGAACCCCCAATGGATGATATGAACTTTTGGAAGAATTATGAAATTGTTGCTTTCCATAGAAGTATTGGTCATGATTTTGATAAAGCAAAGAGCCTTATATTAACATTAAATAATATGGGTATAATTACAATTTGTGATATTGATGATTATTGGATGCCAACAAAGGATCACCCAATACATGAGATTATAAAAATTCATAAAATAAATGAAAAAATAATTGAAAATTTAAAAGCAGCAAAATATGTTACAACAACAACAAAATTATATGCAGATTTAATCAAAAAATATAATAAAAATGTTTTTGTGTTTCCAAATGCTATAAATCCAAATGACCCCCAATTTAATGAGCCAACCCTTGAATCTGATAGGGTTAGAGTGGGTTGGCTTGGTGGGTCTAGTCATCAACATGATTTAATGATTTTAGATAAACCATTTAGTTCATTAACAAAATATTCAAATAAATTACAATTTGTATTATGTGGATTTGATACTAGGGGTTCTGTTACTGAAATTAATTCTGAAACAAAAGAGCAAAAGAAAAGAAATATTAAACCAGAAGAAACTGTATGGGCAAGATATGAAGAAATATTTACACAAAAATATTCTACAATAAGTGAGGATTATAAAAAATATTTGTTTAAATTTGTACAAGAACCTTATGATAAAGAAAATAATGAGGCTTATTTAAGAGTGTGGACAAAACCTGTTACTGCATATGCTAAGAATTATGCAAAATTTGACATATCTTTAGCACCAATAAAGAATCACATTTTTAATGAAATGAAGTCGCAATTAAAAGTAATTGAAGCTGGGTTTTATAAAAAAGCATTAATAGCCTCAAACTTTGGTCCTTATACGATTGATTTGAAACATGGATTAGATAGAGGTACTTTTGTAAAGGGGGGGAATGCTTTGCTTGTTGATGCTGATAGGAATGGGGTTGATTGGGCAAAGTATATTGAAAAGTTACTGAAGAATCCCAACTTAGTACAAGACCTTGGAGAAAATTTATATGAAACAGTAAAGGATACATATTCCTTAATTACTGTAACAAAAAATAGAGCAGAATTTTATAAGTCACTAATTAAATAACTACAACATGATAAATGTACCTTTAAACAAAATCTTATTCCTTGACATTGAAACTGTTGGTTGTGAAGCCAGTTTTGATGCCTTAAAAACAAACAAACCTGAATTAGCCTTTCAGTTTGAAAATTATTATGATTGGTTTGAAAAAAGATTTCCAGAGGATGGTGCTGATGGTTTTGATTCTATGTTTCATAATCGTTCAGCACTTGTTTCTGAGTTCCTAAAAATTGCTTGTGTTTCTCTGGCATTTGTTAATGATGATGGGTCAATTAAAATGCAATCATTTTCTGGAAAAGACGAATTGGATATTCTTAAAAAAACCCAAAAGGTTCTTCAAAAAGTTGGCTCATTAAATTATTTCCTTTGTGGCCATAATGTTAAGGGATTTGATATTCCAGTATTGGCTAAGAGAATGATGATTAATGGACTGATGCCCCCAAAGATTTTACCAAGTTTTGATACTAAACCTTGGGAAGTTAAAGCAATAGACACAAAAGACATTTGGCAATATGGTCAATTTGGTTCAATTGCATCTTTAGAGTTAATGTGTGTTAGTCTTGGTATAGAATCATCAAAGAATATGGATGTTACAGGTAATAAAGTACATGACGCATATTGGAATGACAACAATATTGAAGGTATTACAAAATATTGTGAGAGGGATGTTGAGGTTTTAATTGATGTAATTAAGAAACTTTTAATTTTAAAATAAGGTATGAAGGTCTGGGTAAATGGTTGTTTTGACGTTTTACATATTGGGCATATTCATTTGTTAGAATATGCAAAAAGTTTTGGTTATGTATTTGTTGGGTTAGATAGTGATATGAGAGTTAAAGAATTAAAGGGTAATGATAGACCCTTTAATTCTTTGGATGCAAGATTTAAAGTAATGTCCTCTTTAAAATATGTTGATGAAGTAACTTCTTTTGATTCTGATACTGAATTAAAATCAATTTTGGCTTACTATCAACCAGATATAATGATTATTGGAGATGATTATAAGGGGAAAGAAATAATTGGTCAAGAATTTGTTAAAGAGGTTGTTTTCTTTGAAAAAACACCTAATATTAGTACAACTAAAATATTAAATAACAATAAAAACTAAAAAAAATGAGTTTAGGAAATGATTTTGATGATTTATCGCAAGAAGAAATTGAAAGATTGCAAAATCTTATGAATGAACAAGGTGATGATGATGATATTAATGGACTTTTGGAAATGTTTGGCATTTCACCAGAAGAATATGGTACATTATTTGAAACTGCAATGAAGGTAAAAAACCTTGGATATAAAAAAGTACATCCAGATGCAATTGAACCATTTTATAATTATGAAAAAGATTCTGGATTTGACCTCTGTTCAGTAGAAGAAGTTGTATTAAAACCCCTATCTAGGCTAATGGTAAACACGGGGTTGGCCTTTAATATACCAGATGAACATGAAATACAGATTAGACCAAAAAGTGGATTAGCAATCAATTATGGGGTTACTGTATTGAACACACCATCTACTATTGATGGGGGTTATGTTGGGGAAGTTAAGGTAATTTTGTTTAACACATCAAGAGAAGAGTTTCATATTAAGAAAGGAACAAAGATTGCACAAGCAGTATTGTGTCCAGTAATACAAGGCAAATATGTTAATATAGAAAATATTGATGAATTACCCCAAACAGATAGGGGGGATAATGGTTTTGGATCAACAGGAATACAATTATAATAAATTATGGAGTTAGTTTTGATAGGGGCTGGTGGGTGTGCTAATGAGATTAGAGCTGAAATGAAAAATAATATAAAATGTTTTGTTGAAGATACTTTCTTTAATGAAAATAATGATAATATTTATCCTTTATCCAAATTTGATCCAAAAAAATATATTGTTTTAGTTGCAATAGGTGATAGTAAATTAAGAAAAAGTTTAGTTGAAAAATTACCAAAGGAGACTATATATACAAAATATATTAGTCCTTCAGCACAAATTTTAAATAAAAACATTGAATTTGGCGAAGGTAGTATTGTTTGTTCAGGTGTGATTATTACAACTAATTGTAATTTTGGTAAACACACTCATTTAAACATACATACATCAATAGGTCATGATTGTAAAATTGGAGATTATTTTACAACTGCTCCTGGTGCAAGAGTTTCAGGAAATTGTAATATTGGAGATGTTGTTTATTTGGGGACTAATTCTAGTGTAAAACAGAAGATTAATATTTGTGAAGAAGTTGTAATTGGTTCAAATGGTTGTGTAGTGAAAGATATAAATAAACCTGGAACTTATGTTGGAGTTCCTGTAAAAATAATTAAAAATGGCGCAAGGAGTTTATAAAATAACTGAAGACTTTGAGAAAAGTATATGCGATTATACTGGAGCACCTTATGCAATTGCTTTAGACAATATGAGTAATGCTCTTTTTCTTTCATTGTATTATGAAAAAAACATTAAAAAATCATTGGCCACTGATTATGTAGATTGCCCTTCAAGGACATATCCTTCAGTTCCTTGTGAAATAATTCATGCAGGGTTAAAAGTTAATTTTACACCTGTAGAGGGTAACACAACTAAAGGCTCATATAGGTTAAACCCAACAAATGTGATAGATTCTGCCCTAAGATTTACTGCAAATATGTATATACCAGAAACTCACATGTGTGTATCATTCACAGGACCATACAAAACATTGAAATTGAGTAAAGGCGGTGCAATTTTAACAGACAATCTGCATGCTGCTATGTGGTTCAAAAGAGCAAGGTTTAGTGGTAGAAGAGAATGTTCTTATCATGATGATTATTTTGATATGTTAGGTTGGAATTTTTATATGATGCCAGAACTTGCAGCAAGAGGATTATTGATGATGAGTCAATTTTATAACTTGAATGGAACAAAAAAACATAATGAGGATTTGGAATTACCATATCCTGATTTATCTACTTATGAAATTTATAAAAAATAATTTTAAAACATTAAAAAAGTATGAAAGTTGCAAAACTAATAATGTCGTGTGATGATTCATATTACCAAGACTATTGGCCTGTGGTTGCCAAGGTTTGTAAAAAGCAATTAGGAGCAACTCCAGTATTATTTAAAATAGGAGAAAAAGAAACTGATTTTTATTTTGATGGAAACGGATTGGTTAAGGAAGTCAAAGCCCTGCCACAAATTCAAATAAGTATTCAAGCTATATTCTATAGACTATATGGAACTAAGTTTTTTCCAGATGAAGTTTGTCTAATTTCTGACATTGATATGATGTTGTTTAGTTATGACTATTTTCAAAACACAATAAAAGATTTTGATGAGGACAGCATTGTGGTATATTCTAGTGATGCGTATGATTTAGAAAGGAATGATTCTAAAGGATGGTTTGATTCTAATATTTTTGCAATGTGTTATAACGCAGCAAAGGGTAAAATATTTGAAGAAATTTTTAATTTGGAAGGCAGTTTCTCAGATTTTTTTGATCGGTTAAGTAAATTTAAATACAAAAAAATATTAAAGTGGTATGGTGACGAAATATATTTAACCAAAAAAATTGAAGAATTCTCGGATAGGTTTCAGGTACATAAATTAAGACGCGGTTATGAGGAAGGATTTTTTCTTAAAGACAGAATTGAAAAGTGGCATTTTCCAATAGACTATGTTGACAACCAAATGAAATCACTTAACGCACGTGATGGTAGTTATGATGAAAAACTGCTAAAAGAAGGATTTTACTTAGATTGTCATTGTGTAAGACCTTTTGATTTACATGAAAAAGAAATTAATTATGTTGCGGATATGATCACATGTAGACAAAATTTAATCCAAACTATTCCAGGTCAAGATTATAGTACAGTAAATGACAGATGTTTAATTCATAATGGGGATGTAGTGGATATAGGTTGTTTGAATTGGGATTGGAGTAATTTTTTTATTGGGAAGAAAAGAGTAATTGGTGTCGACCCCTTTGAAAATCAAATTAGACACACAGAGCTTTTCAAAGGAGTAATTGGTAAAGAAGATGGCATCATAAAAATGAAAAACAAAGGTATAAACACATCTATGATTAACTCAGAGGATGGGGAAGAGGTAAAAGTTAAAACATGGAAAAATTTTTGTAAAGAATTCTCAATAAACAAAATTTCATTATTGAAAATCAATATTGAAGGTGCAGAATATGATTTATTAGATAGTTTTGATAATCAAGATTTTGAAAATATTGACCAAATAGCTATAAGTTTCCATGATTGGATGATTCCAGAATGGAAATCAAAAACAGAAAAATCTTTAAGTGTTTTAGAATCAAAAAATTTTTCTTTACAAAAAATAAATAATCCTTGGAATTGGTTTTTAGCAACCAAAAAAGAATTCTTAAATGAAAAATATCAAAATAAGAAAAAAAATGAAATCCACATTTCTTTTTTGGATACTCCACAATTAGAGATTAAGGGCAATACGTTAAAAAATTACTATGTTGAATTTTTGGACGAGAATGACAATGTTATTTATTCTTCAGAAATTAAAACAGGTATGTGGACATCTTGTAATAAAAAACACTATAAAAAATGGAAAATTAAGATTAATGGTAAAATTGTCCACGATTTAAACAATACATTCATTCCTTACAATAATGAAGTGATGGTTTACATTGATAATTGCTAGTTTTTTCAATGAAATAAAAAATAATAACAATATGATAACAATAGGATTTTCAACAAGAAAGAGCAATCCAGCATTTATTGAGCAAGTTAAGAAAACAGTTGGCCCAAAAAATGTGGAAATTATTGAGGTAATTAACAATGGTGAAAAATCATTGGCAAAAGTTTATAATGAAATACTAAATAAGGCAAAGAACAACATTGTTGTTCTTTGTCATGATGACATCATTTTTGAAGATAAAGGTTGGGGGAATAAATTAATTAAGCACTTTGATAAAACCAATTTTGGCATATTGGGTATTGCTGGCACAACTAGTATGCCATCATCTGGTATGTGGTGGGAAGAAAGAAATAAGATGCTTGGTATTGTTAACCATAAGCATGAGGGTAAACAATGGGAATCCAAGTATTCAACCTCATTAGGTAATGAGGCAGAAAAGGTGGTAATTGTTGATGGCTTGTTTATGGCAATTCATAAAGATAGAATTAAGAGCAATTTTATTGAAGATTTTGATGGATTTCATTTCTATGATATATCATTTTGTTTTGAAAACTATATGCAAGGGGTTAATATTGGCGTTTTATATAATATAAAAATAACTCACTTATCAATTGGACAAACAAATGAGAAATGGGAAGAAAATAAAATTAAATTTGCTGAAAAGTATGCAGATAACTTGCCAGTTAAATTACCCCATAATGGGAAAAGAAAATTAAATGTTTTAATATCTTGCTTATATTTTAAAAACTTCACAGGATCTGAATTATACGTATATGAGTTAGCTAGAAACTTATTAAATCAAAATTGCAATGTTACTGTTGTTTCAGATATAGGGGGGTCATTAACAAAGATGGCAGCAAATCTTGGAATTAATGTTTTTCACATAAATGAACCCCCAGGTTTTAAATTGGGTGATGGTAAGTGGGGTGTCAATACTGAGGAGGGTTTTAAAGTTAGTGAAGAGAATATGCTATATTCTGTTGCACCAGTTAATTATGATGTGATTCATATTCAGCATAAACCAATTGCTGAAAAAATATGTCAATTATATCCGGGTATCCCAAAACTATATACCATCCACTCAGAGGTTATTTCTGTAGAAGAACCAATATTACATCCATCCATAAAAAAATATGTAGCAATTAGACCTAGTATAGCAGATTATATTGAAAATGATTTTAGGATTCCATTGGAAGATATTTCAGTTATATATAACCCAATTGATGAGAATAGATTTAATTTAAATAAATCATCAAATGATAATTATGTTTTATTTGTTGGAACAATTGATTATTTAAGAGAGAAAACAATAAGAGACTTAGTTATTTATACCAAAGAAAAAAATCTTGAACTTTGGTTGGTTGGAGATAGTTCATCAAATTACTTATCTGAATTATTAAATGATTCTCATGTTAAACATTTTAAATCAACTTGGAACATTGAAAAATATACAAAAAAATGTGTTGAAACTGCTGGTATAATGTTAGGTAGAACAACAATTGAAGGCTGGATGTGTGGAAAAGGTGGTTGGATTTATGAAGTTAATGATATTGGAGATATTTTGAGTAAAGAATTTCACTTACCCCCAAATCAAGAGGAGTTGGAGGACAAATATTTTGGTTCAACAGTTGCAAAACAAATAAAGGATGAATATATTAAAATAATATAATGAAGATATTGGTAAAATTTCCAACAAGGAATAGAAAAATTAAATTTTTTAATGTTTTAAAAATATACCAAACTCTTGCAAATAATTTGGATAATATGTTGTTTTTAATAACAATTGATGAGGATGATATCGAAATGAACAATTCTGATTGTTTGGAAATTTTATCAACTTTTAAAAATTGCAAGGTTGTGGTTGGTCAAAGTTCTTCAAAAGTACATGCAGTTAATAGAGATATGGACTATGCAAAAGATTGGGATATTTTGCTTTTAGCATCAGATGATATGATTCCCCAAATTAAAGGATATGATGAAATTATCATTAATAAAATGAAAGATATATATCCTAATACAGATGGGGTTCTGTGGTTTAATGATGGGTTTAAAAAGAGTGAATTAAATACAATTTGTATTTTGGGCAAAAGATATTATGAAAAATTTAATTACATTTATTATCCTGGATATAAATCAACATGGTGTGATAATGAATTTATGAGTGTTGCAAATTTATTAGGTAAGCAAACATATTTTGATGATGTCATCATAAAACATGAACACCCAGATTGGGGATTTGGAAAACAAGATGAAATTCATAAAAAAAATTATCAAGATTTAAATTATGATACAAATCTTTACAATAACAGAAAAAAAATTAATTTTGAATTATGAATAAAGTAATATCTTTTAGTCTTTGGGGAGACAATCCAAAATATACTTTAGGTGCAATTAAAAATGCTGAATTGTCAAAAACAATTTACCCAGATTGGGTCTGTAGGTTTTATTGTGGGAAATCAGTGCCAGAAGATATTGTTGAAAAATTATCAACATTTGATAATGTTGAAATTGTTAAAATGCTAGATGAAGGTGATTGGACTAGTATGTTTTGGAGATTTTATGCTTGTGAAGACTCAGATATAATGATATCAAGAGATACTGATAGCAGAGTATCAATTAGAGAGAAATTAGCAGTAGATGAATGGCTAAAATCCAATAAAGATTTCCATATTATGAGAGATCACCCTTACCACAACGCACTAATAATGGGTGGTATGTGGGGATGCAGAAATAAAATATTAAAAAATATTAAAAATTTAATTAATGAATATGTTAAGGGTGATTTTTGGCAAATTGACCAAAATTTCCTAAAAGATATTATTTACAATAAAGTTAAAGAAAATTCTTTTGTTCATGATTCATATTTTACTTTAGAAAAAAATACAGTTAAATTTCCTAATAATAGAATGAATAATGAATTTGTTGGCGATGTTTTTGATGAGAATGAAAATAGACATCCTAAATTTTATTTAGAAATTTATTAAAGAATTATGAAATTAACAATTTTAATTTGTGTGCATAGTATAAATGAATTTTATGATATGTTATTGAATAAATCAATAAATTCATTGGTTAATCAAACTTATAAAAATTTTAAAACTATTATTGTTTTAGATGAATGTTGGGATTATACTCAAAAAATGATTGAATTAGCAAATTACAATTTAGATTTAACCATATTAAAAAAAGATAAAAAACAAGGATTATCATATGCTAAAGAATTTGGTTTAAAGCATGTTGAAACTGAATGGGTTGGATTTTTGGATGGCGATGATTTATATTTACCAGACAAACTTGAAAAGCAACTTCACTACATAGAAAATAATGAAATTGATTTTTTAGGAACACATGCTTGGAATATTACTGGAATAAATGATGATAATTTATTGCCAAGTTGTTTTGATGTTAATGACAATATAACTCATTTAGATATTTTTAATAAAATTTTTAGTGAGAATGTATTAACTCATGGTTCTATGTTAGTTAGAAAAAATGCATTATTAGAATTAGGTGGATATAGAGATATTAAAGGTATGGAGGATTGGGATTTATGGCAAAGAGCCATTAATAATGGGTATAAGTTTTATCAAATACCTGAAAGATTATATATTTATAGATTAAATACTAGTATTATTAGATAATATGAATAAAATTAAAATTTTATTTTACTCACATACCATAGACTATGGGGGTACTTGGAGGTCACATGAAAGAATATTATTAAATTTAAACCTTGATTTATTTGATGTATACGTTTGTTATAATCCTAACCAAGACAATAATCGGTTAAATTTTTTAAAAACAAAACTAAACAATTCTCAACTAATACCTTTTGAGGCGTCAACAGATAAATTAGGCCCGGATATGGGTTATCCTTATAGAGAAAATAATTTTACCAAAATAGTTAAATCATATAATTTTGACATAATTCATTTTGCAAGAAGTGGATATTTTGAATGGCCGTTTAATCAAAGAATTTGCCCAATTCAAATTGAAACAAATATATTTGGTGGTAAGGATTTTTCTGAATTTTTAGATTGTTCTGTAACAATTAGTAATAAGGTAACAGAGATTAGAAATGGTTCTGATTATATGATTTACAACCCAATTCCTTTTCCGTTAAATTCAAAGGATAATTTAAAATTAGAATATAATATCCCTAAAGATTATTTTGTATTTGGTAGAACGGGTAGAAAAGATAATTTTCATCCAATAGCTTTAAATTCATTAAAAAAAATAAAAGATAATGGTTATAAATTTAAATACATTATAATTGGCGCATGTTGTCAAACTATAAATTTAATTAATAGTTTAGAATTAAATAATAATTGTATAATTATTGACCCAACAAATGATGATGAATTAATACATAAATTCCATAATACTATTGATATGTTTTTACACTATAGAAGTGATGGAGAAACATTTGGAACTGCAATAGCACAATCTATGATTTATGGTAAACCAATTATTTCTCATTTTGCTGGATATAATGCTCAAGATGAAATTATAAAAGATGGTGGATTTGTATGTAAAAATGAAAACGAATATGTAGAATCTATTACAAACCTTTGTAATGACAAAGAATTATATAAAACAATGTCCTATAATGCAAAAAACAGGGCAATAGATTTTGAAGAAAAAAAAATAACATTAGAATGGGAAACTTTATATCAAAAATTATATGATAATAGATAATATAATTAAAACTAAAGTAGATTGGTTTGAAATATATACTTTCAAAAATGATGGTATTGGTGGGGATATAATTAACGGAAAAATTTGGGAAAAACATATTATTGAATTTTTAAAAACTAATTTAGATAGTGACTCAACCTTTATAGACGTTGGAAGTAATTATGGGTGGCATTCAATAATTGCCTCTAAGTATTGTAATATAGTTTATAGTTTTGAACCTCAAAAAATTATGTTTGATATCCAAACATTATCAATTAATGATAACAACATTAAAAACATAATTGTATATAATTTTGGATTAGGTAATGAAAATATTGTATCTAAAATGAATCAAATTAATTACAATTCTCCTTGGATTAATATTGGTGATTTAAGTGTTGGTGCTGGTGGTGAAGAAATTAATATAAAAACAATTGATAGTTTAGATTTACCAAAAATAGATTTTATTAAAATTGATGTTCAGGGATATGAAAAATTTGTGTTAGAAGGTGGGGTTGAGACAATAAAGAAAGATAAACCAACATTGATTGTAGAGTTAGAAAATTTTCAATTAACCAAATTTGGATATGATGATTCCAATATTTTTAAATTACTTAAAGATATTGGATACATTCCTTTTTATTTAGAATATGATTATCCTTCTGACCATATTTTTGTACATAAAGACAATATTGAATTGTTTACTCAAAAAAATAATATCCAACCATTAACCGAAGGGAATCACTTAAATAATAATTTAATAAATGGGGTTATCAATAAAATTATAACAAATTATTAATATGTTAAAAATACTTTTAATACAAGAGAATGGCAGACATAATGAAAATAGACATTTTAGAGAATGTTTTTGTTTACAAAGAGCATTTATTAAGTTAAATCAAGAATGTGATGTTTGGGGTTTAGGTCACAATAATTTTAATGATAATATAGATTATGAATCATATGATTTAATAATAAATTTAGAAAATTATAATGAGACAGGATGGGTTCCAAATTTATCTAAAGTTAAAACAACAAAATTTTTATGGAGTATTGATGCGCATGTAAAAGGGGAAGAAGGGTATATAAAAGAATATAATAGAGGTAATTATGACATTTTATTACACTCAACTAAAGATTATGTTAATAAAGATTATAAGATTTGGTTTCCAAACTCATTTGATGATACATTAATCTCTCCAAGAAATGCTGCTAAAAAATGTGACCTTGGGTTTTGTGGTAACTTACTTAATAGAAACAACTATATAGATTTATTATCAAGTAATTTTAGTTTTATATTTGATAATTTTGTTATTGGTGACTCTATGGTTAATGCAATAAATTCCTACAAAATACATTGGAATTGTAACTTATCAAATGATATTAATTATAGAAGTTTTGAGACCATAGGATGTGGCATACCCTTAGTGACTAACTATAATTACCAGTATGAAGAATTGGGTTTTATTGATGGTGTAAATGTTATGATGTATAAAGATAATAATGAAATGATTTTAAAAATAAAACAATTACTATCTAATGATAAATTAAGAGAGTCTATTGGTAAATCTGGATTGGAGTTGTCAAAAAAGCATACATATGAAAAAAGATGTGAAACTTTAATAAATCTATATACCACAAAAATATGAATTTTATAACTACAAATCATCAAGGTGGGATATGTAATGTTATGTTTAAATTATCTGCATCAATTAGTTTGGCTTTGGATAATAATGTTGATTATATTTTTTCAAATGAATTTTTAAGACCAATTAGTACTGAGACGCCAAAACCAGGGTTTGACCCTGATTATAGTGTTTATAAAGATAATTTATTACGTAATATTACTTTTATAGAGAAATTACTATTACCATATAGAGTACATGTAGAACCTATAACATTTAATTATGGGCAAATAAAATATAACATAGGTGAAAATTTATTAATTGAAGGTTATTTTCAGAGTGAAAAATATTTTATAAATAATAAAGATTATATTATCAATCTTTTTAAACCAACTATAAATATTAAACAAATTATTTTGGAAAGATTACCAAATGTTCAAAATTCAGTTTCAATTCATATTAGAAGAGGTGATTATTTATCATCATCTAATTACCATCCACAACAATCTATAGAGTATTATATGTCAGCTATTAATTTGATTGGTCTTGATAGAAATTACTTAATATTTAGTGATGATTTAAATGGTGTTAAAAGTATGTTTGATTTTTTACCTAATAAAGAATTTGTTAGTTTGGGCAAAGATTATTTAGATTTATACTCAATGAGTATGTGTGAACACAATATAATATGTAATAGTACTTTTGGTTGGTGGGGTGCTTATTTAAATGAAAATAAAGATAAAAAAATAATTGGACCTAATAATTGGTTTGGACCCTCAGCGTCACATCTAAACTCTTCTGACATATTACTTGATAATTGGATTAAAATTTAAAAAATGAAAAAGATATATTCAAAAATTAATGAAACTAAACTACTACACATAATAGTTAGAAAAAATGAAATAACCCCAGGAAGAGAAGATATAATATCTGGGGATAACTTTATCCAATGTTCAAAATTAAATTTAACTAAGGGTACAACATTTAAACCACATAAACATATTTGGAAAGAAAGAACTAGAAATGTAATTGCACAAGAAAGTTGGGTGGTATTACAAGGGAGCGTCAAATGTATATTTTACGATATTGATGATTCAATTTTAACAACAGAAATTTTATATTTTGGTGATGCATCATTTACATTAGAAGGTGGGCATAATTATGAAATATTAGAAGATAACACATTAGTATATGAATATAAAACAGGTCCTTATGAAGGACAAGAATTTGATAAAACTTTTATTTTATGAGACAAGACATTACAAGTTTAAATAAGTGGTTTGGGGATAATGGTGATTATACCCATAACATAAATTATGAATTAAATAACAATTCAATTGTTATTGATTTAGGGGGGTATTATGGGTTATGGATTGATGAAATTTTAAAAAAAAATAACCCATATGTTCCTAATATAATATTAGTTGAACCTGTCCCAGACTTTTATAATCATTTAGTTACAAAATATGAAAATTATAAAAAAATAAAAGTAATGAATGTAGGTGTATCTACAGATAAAAATGAGGCAACTAAATCTTTATATTTGTCAAATGATGGCTCATCAACAAATTTTAATACAAATGGTAATTCTGTAATCCAAATTAAAACCTTACCTATTGATAAAAATTTGTTGATGAGC